CGCATATAAAGGGCATATACCCTAAATACACTAGCCATTTTTTTGAAATGACTTAGGCAAACAATTCACCGTTCATGAAAAGGGCGCGCATCAGCTTATCTTTCGCCCACGTGTTATCATATAAGCAATCATCCAGAATGACGAAGGTGCGTGGATCAATGGAGCACTTCTTGTACATCTCCATCTCTTTCTGACACTGCTTCATCACGGTTCTTTGTCGGCGCAGCACATTCTCGATAAGCACCGTGTTGTATTCCTCGTGAATAAAGAGTTTCGGCACGAGCTTCCCGTAGAAACCGTTTCCGGCTTCTGTACCTGATATGACGGTACCGATGGGGACATCCTGGTGGAAATAAAGCAAGTCTTTAACCAAAAAGGTTTTGCCGGTATCACGTCTCCCGATGAGAACAATGACCGGACCCTTGTTTTCTTTCGGGTCAAACACAATACTTCGCATATCAAATTTTTTTAATTCTAAAGTCATTGGAACCGAATATATGTTGTTGATAGAAATAAAACGGTCAGAACAAACGAAATGAGTTCAATAGTCCAATATTTTATAGTTTAGGTAAATTATAAAACACGTCCGATGTCCGATAAAAATAATTCGACAGCACACAAATTTCAAATCGGCTATAAGAAACTGAAAAAACTTGACTTGTCTAAAATGGAAGAGCAATTTGTCAATGAAGACCCGAGTGTGGATTATAATCCGTTTCGGATTAGCAACCTACAAGCATACAATCCGATTTACAACCGGTTTTTCCAGATGGACGAAACAAACTACAATATGATTACGTTGAACAATCGTTGTTTAGCAAATGATCTGAAAACGGTCCATTCCGAGAACGGGAAAATAGAGAAAAATATCCATATCAAATATTCACCTCTATTAAATCCCATCCATTTCTTAATTGGAAAATACGATTTGAACAGTGCCGTTTATAAAACTCTCCCTAAATACGACTCCGACACAAATACATGTATGGCTAAGAACCTGGATGAAAACAACAGCTCATACACTGACGCGTTTTTCTCTTATTTGTCTAGTATGTTGTCGGAGACACACGGGTGGGTTCATGGTGTAGAATACTACGGCTCGTATTTGGGAATTCAGCAGAAGTTCAAAATGGATATAATGGACGACTTTGACTATGTAAACGACACTCCATATTTTCTAGATAATATTGGAAAGCGGTTTGATATTGATGAAAATGTAAAAATGCTTTTAAACGACGGAAACCCAGGGAGCGGGTCGCGAAACAACCGCATAAAGATAAATATTGCGGACGACTCTGATAATATTGATTTGGATATAGACAATGTAGAGGCAATCCTTGATATTGAAAATGTGATAAATGATGAAACACCGGTGTTGGTTGAAGACATTGCGGTTCCAGAAGAACAATGTGTCGTACTAAATACGCGTGATAACGATGACTCATCCGATGAGTCATCTAATGAGTCGTCTAATACATCTGAATCGGATTCTGAATCGGGATCCGAAGTATGGGAAACTGAATCTGACGCATCTAAATCTACGTCATCGGAAGCATCTGATTGTGCGTCATTCGATGAAGAACAAAAACTGTTTTGTTATCTTCACGAATTTCCAGTTCAACTTATTTTCCAAGAAAAATGCAAGGACACATTGGATAGTCTCCTAATGCATAAACGTATGAGCGATGACGAACTTACCAGTGCGATGTTTCAAATAATAATGATTCTGATCGTATATCAGAAGGCTTTTGATTTCACACACAACGACCTACACACCAACAATATCATGTATATTGAGACCGACAAACCCTTCCTCTATTACTGCTATGAAAATACGCATTATAAAGTGCCAACATACGGTCGAATTTTCAAACTTATTGATTTTGGTCGCGCAATCTATCGGTTCAACGGCAAAGTGTTTTGCAGCGACAGTTTTGCGCCAAACAACGACGCCCACACACAATATAATTGCGAACCTTATATAAACGAGAACAAACCACGTATCGATCCGAATCCCAGTTTTGATTTAACCCGACTCGGCTGCTCCATCTACGATTTTATCTTTGAAGATTTTGAGCCATGCGAACATATTCCAGAAATTCATAGAATTATTTGGGAGTGGTGCCTGGACGACACAGGCAAAAGCGTGGTTTATAAGAAAACTGGTCAAGAGCGATATCCCGGATTCAAACTGTATAAGATGATTGCCCGGGCGGTTCACAAACACGTCCCGAAAGAGCAACTAAAACGCCCTCTATTTGCGGCATTCAAAGACGCACCGAACCCTGCAGCATTCAACATTGATTTAATCCCGCGATACATGGTTGCCTCTACCGATAAATAAACAATCTGGAAAGGTGTATAAATATATAGATATGTATTAAATAATACATATCTCCAATGAATTCTATAGACCACATTCTCTATATAAATATGGACAACCGTCCAGATCGCCGGAAAACAATTGAGTCTGAGCTTGTCCGTATCGGCGCACAACCTGACACGATAACCCGGTTTCCGGCGTGTAGTTATAACGGTTGTCCCAACAGCGGGTGTTTGCTCAGTCACGCAAACGCACTCGAAATGGCCTATACTATGGGGTATAAAAATGTCTTAATATTAGAGGACGATTTTATTTTTATTGATGACGTTGATAAGGTCGTCGGAGACATCGGCGAGTTTTTCAAAATAGTAGATGCGGGATTTGAGTGGGACGTCGTTATGCTTACCACGTGTGCTGCGCAGGTGAGTGAATATACGAATGATATTATTTCGCGGATTTCATCGTCCGGAAATGGTGCGGGATATTTGGTGAATCGTAATATGATGATGTGTCTTAGTGCGATTTTTAAGGAAAATGTGGACAACCTCTACTATACAAAACAACATTGGGTTTATCAAAATGATATTTTGTGGAAATCGCTTATGCCGAACTCGCGGTGGTATATGTTTAATCAATATTTGGGATATCAAAAAGGGGGGTACAGCGATTTGTCGCAAGATCAGAAAATCGCCATCATTCCACAAGTGATTTGTTCGCCAAAGTTATAGGTGAACTGAAGTTATAGGTACACCTTAAAATTCACATGTAAGCAAAAACGCACCCTCCTTATTTTCTTTATTCGCGAGAGCATATTCACTCACAGTGCGCTCAAAGAAATTGGATTTGGAATCAATACTGATTAATTCCATAAAATCAAGAGGATTAACGCTTCCGTAAATCTTATCGATTCCAAGTTGTAGACACAAACGATCGCCTACAAACTGGATATACTGAACCATCATATTTGCGTTCATTCCAATGAGGCGGCACGGCAGTGCCTCCGTGATAAACTCCTTCTCAATTTCTACCGCCTCGCGTATAATTTCCATAATACGTTCCTTGCCTAATCTTGTCTGCAACTTTGAATAAATCATAATAGCAAACTCTGTGTGTAGCGCCTCGTCGCGACTGATAAACTCATTCGACAGGGTGAGTCCAGGCATTAAACCTCGCTTCTTAATCCAATAAATAGATGCAAAACTGCTGCTGAAAAAGATACCCTCTACGCAGGCAAACGCAACCAATCGTGTTGCAAACGTCTCCGCCGATTGTGAATCTGTCCCATATCCAATCCATTTGCGCGCCCAATTTGCCTTCTTTGCGATACACGGAAAATTGTTAATTGCTTGGAACAACTTGGTCTTCTGATCATTGTTGCGAATATAGGTCTCAATTAAAATACTGTACATTTCGGAATGAATGTTTTCCATCGCAATTTGAAACCCGTAGAATGCCCGCGCTTCTGCTAGCTGGACATCGCTCATAAATCGCGTCGCCAAATTCTCCATTACAATTCCATCACTTGCCGCGAAGAACGCCAATACCATTGATATGAAATATTTCTCGTCCTCGTTCATCTTAGCCCAGTCACCGAGGTCTTTGGAGACATCGATTTCTTCAGCGCGCCAAAAACTATCTACCTGCTTCTTGTACATCTTCCATATGTCCTGGTCTTTGATAGGGAACATCACGTAACGAGAGTTGTCTTCTTGCAAAAGTGGGTCTTGGGTATTCATTCCTAAATAATATACTAAGTAGATTTTATGTTTTTCTATAAAGTTGTTTTCCCTAGTTAAAACCCAAAATTCAAACGCACCTGTAAAAACATACGTAAATGATGGGGTAAAAAAATAGGTCACCATTGTAAATGATGGATTTAAGCAAAATAAACATAGACATGAAGACATTTCAAAAAATGATTTTCATATACAATTCAATCGAAGACGGCTGGGACGTAAAGAAAAACGGCGATCAGTATGTGTTTTTGAAACCACACGAGGGAAAAAAAGACGTTTACACCGACGAGTATTTAGATAAATTCATAGGACGCAATTTTGATATGTCTCATATTATCTCGAATCAAAGAAAAGTGTGAATATTTCTACAACCTCTATATTCTCTTTTTGTAATACCCTATTTATTTGATGATTTATTTCTTTTTCCAAAAGGGGGAGACGCGTATAAAGCATTGGATTGTAGGACCGTGTTTTAACCTGGTATTTGCCGGGGTTGAATCGGATAAAAATGAGTTTTTGATCACCAACATATGTTGGCGGCGGATCCGACTGATTTTTTATAACCTCAATACACAATGTTGTATTATCAATACAAATGCGGTTGTCTATGCGGGTCGTCCCAAACCACATGGGCGTTGGATGCGCAAATCCGTCAAAATAACAATGAATAAATTCGTTGATTGCTATTTCTTTGGTTTTACATCGGGTTTGAAATGTGAGGGGGTCGTCATCAAAAATCTGGATATAACAATTGGCGCAATATCCTTTGAAATTTTTAGAGCCGGATTTAGAGGCGCACTCATCGCCTTTACATTTTGTGTGAGACGCCTCCGGGTTTTTAATGTTGTTGTGCGTCGAACAATAGGAACCGCCAATCTTAGGCCGTGTCCTACAATTCTCATATTTACAAAGCGTCGGCATATATGTCCTAAAGATATAAAAGTCAGGACATAATCCAAGAATCACATCAATTGAATATGTTGTATAGGATATATATTGTAGTATTTTATTTTTATTTTTATTTCCGATTACTTCCTAGATAAATGTAGAGGCGTTCTAGAGGATCCGTATTTTTGACCGCGTTTTAATACGAAGATTCTGCGGTCAACTTTAGAAAAAATTATATTTTAGGAATATATAAAAACAATGGGAGGAGCTCTTTTACAGTTAGTCGCCTACGGCGCCCAAGATATTTTCCTTACAGGAAACCCCGAGATCACTTACTGGAAGGTGTCTTACAGACGCCACACCAACTTCGCCATGGAGTCCATCGAGCAGACCTTCAACGGTCAGGCTGACTTTGGTCGCCGTGTGTCCTGCACCATCTCCAGAAACGGAGATTTGGCTTACCGTACCTATGTCCAGGTTACTCTCCCCGAGATTAACCAGTCCATGGGTTCCGAAGGCGTCTATGCACGCTGGTTGGATTACCCCGGTGAGCAGCTAATTGCCCAGGTCGAGATTGAGATTGGAGGCCAGAGAATTGACCGCCAATATGGTGACTGGATGCACATCTGGAATCAGCTCACTATGTCGTCCGAGCAGCAGAGAGGTTATTACAAGATGATTGGTCACACCACTCAGCTTACCTACATCACCGACCCTGCCTTCGCAGACATCAACGGTCCTTGCGCTTCGTCCACCGGACCCAGTCAGGTTTGCGCTCCCCGCAAGGCTCTCCCTGAGACCACCCTCTACATCCCCCTCCTCTTCTGGTTCTGCCGAAACCCCGGTTTGGCTCTGCCTTTGGTTGCCCTCCAATACCACGAGGTCAAGATCAACATTGACTTCAGACCTATTGGTGAGTGCTTGTGGGCTGTTAAGTCTCTCACTGCCTCTTCTGGATCTCAGTCCGTCACCACTGCTTACCAGCAGTCTCTTGTTGCCGCCTCCATCTACGTTGATTTCATCTTCTTGGATACTGACGAGCGCAGAAAGATGGCCCAGAACCCCCATGAGTACCTCATTGAGCAGCTCCAATACACTGGTGATGAGTCGGTCGGATCTTCTTCCAACAAGATCAAGATCAACTTCAACCACCCCTGCAAGGAGCTCATCTGGGTTGTCCAGCCTGATGCTAACGTTGACTACTGCAGTTCCCTCGAGGCCGGCAACGTCCTTTACAAGGTTCTCGGATCTCAACCCTTCAACTACACCGACGCTGTCGATGCCCTCCCCAACGCCATCCACGTCTTCGGCGGCCCCGCTGAGACCTCCGGCGTCAATGCCTTCATCTCCGGAAACGTCTTCCAGATGCCCGGCGCTCTCGACGGCTTCGTCTCTGGCGGAACTGGAACCACCCAGGACTGGCACGGCACCGGCACCTTTAACCCTGACGGTGTTGCCCCCACTGGATCCTATGTGTCCGATGCCGGCACATTCGTCCTCGCTGAGACTGCCCTCGACATGCACTGCTGGGGAGAGAACCCCGTCGTCACCGCTAAGCTCCAGCTTAACGGACAAGATCGTATCTCCGAGAGAGAGGGATCTTACTTCGACGTTGTCCAGCCCTTCCAGCACCACACTCGTGCCCCCGACACTGGAATCAACTTGTACTCGTTCGCCCTCAGACCTGAGGAACAGCAGCCTTCAGGCACGTGCAACTTCTCCAGAATCGACAATGCTACCCTTCAGCTTGTCCTTTCTTCCGGAACTGTTGCCGGCACATCCACTGCTAAGGTCAGAGTGTATGCTTACAGTTATAACGTCCTCCGCGTGATGGCGGGTATGTGTGGTGTCGCATATTCGAGTTAAAAAACCTATACGAACTAGACGTATAGTGGATTCAATGCGTAATTAAAAAACTTTATATCATTTAATTTTAATAAAAACAAAATTTTTATTAAAATGGGTTTACAATAACCGTACTTTGATATTCAACTATATTTCTAAACTAATATTTGTTGATATCAGTTTTAATCGTGAATTTTCTTTCCGTTTTTCAGAACTAAGTTTATTTTTGTTATGATTTAACATATTTACAATACAAATACTTGGAGGTTTCATTTCTTTTTTTCCACAATTTTCATATATTTTCTGAAGTTTTTTCATAAATATCGAATAATCCATTTCTTTTTTCATAATATTACACTGACCACAGCATGAGTTTGAATTGTTAAATGTATATCCTTGCTCATTATCAAATCTATCAACTCCATTTGTATGGTTTTCATTTGTTTTTTTCCCACAAATATAACATTCTTCTTTAATTAATTTATAATATTGTTCTTCAGATAGCTCAAATACATATTTACGTTGTTCCGCATTAGTTTTATATCTTGAATAGTAAGAACCAGATTGATTGGAAAATGCGTCTGGATATCTTTTCCCATTAGTCAGTAAACTATTATGCGTCAAAATATGTTCAACGCGCCTAACAAATGTTATATTGTCTACCGCACCTTTCATCATATTACATTCAGTGCAACAACTTACACAATTTTCAATCTCATATCCTTTTATACTATCCATACGGTCAATTCCGTTAAAACCCTTTTCTTGCATAATTCCACAGTAATAACATGGTTGTTTTGTAATAGTATCAAATTGTTCTTTGGTTAAATTAACGCATCCTTCATAATTACGATTTCGTTTATTTACTTCTTTTAAAGCAACCTTTTCTGGATTTGCTTTATTCCATTCATTCTTGACAGCAACCCTCTCTGGTTTCTTTGAATTTTTCCTATCTAATTCTCGCACGTGTTCTTTGTCTCGTTTTTCATTTTGTTTTCTAAAATCGTCTCTACAATGTGAGCACGTTTTGGTTTCTTGATTATTTATACCAATATAATCTTCTAATGGTTTAAACCCGCAACAAACCGAACATTGTTTTCTTCCATCCACTATTTCGGTTGATACAACCGAACGTTTTGCTTTATCGCGTTCCCTATCCTTTTCCAAACACGCGAGACAACGCACACATTCATATTCAGCATCAAGTTGCGCCCGACAACCGCGCACATAGTTTCGGCATAGTTTTTTACCCAATGCTGATGTTTCATCGACAAACAAACAGACCTGATGTAAGCCGCAATATGCGTTTTCGGTAGATCTTTTATTACTACATCCTTCTTTCCCACATGGGATTACGCTTATTGATGCTTCGCTGCGCGTTGCTTTGCCTCGATCACGGCACGTATCGCAAGTTTTTATGTCTCCTTCAAACCAATACATTTTTTTACATCCTCTACATAATTGTAGGGTCTCAAGCATTGTATTGGTATAATCATTCATATACTGGTGGTTTTTACAAAATCGACTTTCGCAAAGGTGAGTGTTCCGACACCCATTACAGTTTCGGTCTTTGCTCAAACACTTCATAATAATATGATTTATTGGGTTATATAAAAGTGTATTCAATTTTATATAGAGGGTTTTGTTTTTGCTTTTAAAAATTTAATATTATTATATGATATTCAAGGACTAAAAATAAAAAAATATTTTACTCTACATTGTTGTAGCGTAAACATACTTCAAGATGTTCGCTTTACTTTGTTCTAAAGCGATAATTTAATAATGTTTCGCTTTACATTTATTAAACTAAAGCAAAACATATATAAAGAAACAAACAATATTAATTCATATAATGAGCATCGACATTGTAAACTTGATTGAGAAAAACCCTCTTACGAAACTTACTGGAAACTACCAATCCGCAATGGTAGAAAGAGTAAGGGCAAATTTCACGACATATGAACAACAATTGTTTATTTCTAGTTTCTATTGTTATTTGAATTATGATGACAAAACTGATTTTATTATTGATTTGGATAATATATGGAAATGGATTGGATTCAGTCAGAAAGTAAGCGCAAAAATGTTGCTGGAAAAAAACTTTATTGAAAATACAGATTATAAAATCACGCTTTCTCATGTCAGAAAGCAAACCGACACAAGGGGAGGACAAAACAAGGAAGTAATAATGCTTACTATCAATGCGTTCAAGCGGTTTTGTTTAAAGGCAGGAACCAAAAAATCAGACGAGATACACGAATATTATATTAAAATGGAAAAAACATTACAAGAAGTTGTGATGGATGAATGTAAAGCACTTTCAGACCAGTTGAAAAAAGCAAAAAAAGAATTAGATGATATTCAAATAACAAATGCAAATGACGCCTCTATAAAAGAAGCAGAGCACCAAAAGAAAATGAAACTCCAGAAGACAATTGAAAAGGAAAAGATTTTACTTAACCAGTTTTCAATTTCTATTCCGATCGTCTACATTATTCGTGTAAAAACATTTGAAAATGGTCAATATATTGTAAAAATTGGCGAAAGTCGGCGCGGAATATCTGGTAGATACAATGAACATAAAACCAAATACCCAGAATGTGTGTTATTGGATGTGTTTACGGTGAATAGAAGCAAAGATTTTGAATCGTATATTCACAACCACAAACCAATCAGAAACAATCGCGTTCGTGATTTACAAGGCCACGAAAATGAATTGGAACTATTTTTAATTGGAAAAGAATTAACTTATCAAATGATACTAGACACAATCAATAGTCAAATAGATAATTATCAAGAATCCAGCACATACAAATTGGAACTAGAAATTGAGAAACTAAAACTTGAGCTTCAGAAAAAGGATAATGTTTCCGAAGAATATATTAAAATGATGTTTTCAAAACTGGAAATTAATACATTACATACAAAAATAGACAATATGGAAAAGCAAATTACAGAACTTCATAACAAACTTTGCGTCGCCCCCAAAACCGTAACTGGGTTCCAAGAGCCATTGGTTACGCTAGGTCCACGAGTTCAGCAAATCAACCCCGAAACAATGGAATTAGTGAAAGTCTACGAGTGCGCAATGCAACTGATGAATGAGAATCACAATATTAAACGTCCTAGTCTAACCAACGCCGTAAGTGCAAACACAATTTATTGCGGATTCAGATGGATGTTTGTGGAGAGAGACCAAGACGCATCAAAATTGGAAAATGTCCAACCGACAAAACAAACCCGCGTCCAAAACCTCGGATACATAGCCAAATTGACGGCCGACCAAACCGAGATATTGAATGTGTATTTGGATCGCAAAACGGCGGCGGCCATGAATGGGTTTGAATCATCGTCCGCGCTTGACAACCCGGTGAAAAACGGCACCGTGGCCAAAGGTCACATTTATAAACTATTTGACGAATGCGACAACAAAGCAACGTTTATAGAGAAACACGGAAACCCATTGCTTTACAAGAACGGATTTGGCGTATTTGACCAGGCGGATAAACTGCTTCGTGAATATAGTAGTAAATATGACTGTATTCGATTCGAGAAAATCAGCGACAAAACAATCGCAAAATCAATGGAGAAGAATACTCCATATAACGGTATGTTTTTCAAAAATTTGGGGGAGAAGGTGTTTTTTCTATGAACAACTAAAATAATAATATAATTACACAAAAATATTATTATTATTTAGAATCCAGGCAATTAAAAACCAGGAGGATCGGTAAAAACGGGTGCCGACGCAGGCAACATCGTTTGCTCAGAGACCGCGTTCAAAAACCCATTGACGGATTTACCCATCGAGGACGTCACAAATACGGCGGCCGCCGAAGACACCACGACGATGGCGGCATCGCGAACTAGTTCCTTCACCGGTTTCATTTCTTTTTTCAAAACTTTCATCTCGATGATGCGGATAAGAATATAGAGGACTGTTGTAATTATAACGGTTGCGACAAGGGTTTCCATCTCACTAAATATATAATTTTAAAACTTTTAAAATGGGGGGTTTAACCGCATCTTTAAAGTCAGGACACCTTACATTTCCTCAATATCATCCAGCAAAACATCCGATCCATTCAGCGAAAACGGGTTCAAATCCATCGCCCCTAAATCAAGACTCATCTCATCGCCTCCAATTTTAAGCGGCCTGTCTTCATCTTCCTCTTCCAACATTTTTCGTTCTAAAGCGCGTATAGTGCCGAGTTCTTCCAAATCCGGGATGGCCTTTGATGCTTGGATCTTTTCCTCGCGTCCGTCGTCATAAATCGCACTGTCTATATCATTGAATGTGAGACGTGTGGTAAATGGTTCATCGGAAACGTTTGAAATAGACGGAACTGCATCGAGCGATGGCGGAGGCAAAGGTTCTTCTTTAACCGCCGGTTCTTCTTTTGCCGAGTCATTTGTCGAGTCATTTGTCGAGTCATTCGAAGCCGAAGACCCCTCTTCTGCCGGGGCATTTTCAATAATCACTTCCTCCTCTATTTCCTCAGACTCGTCTAAATAGGCGCGCACGATAGCCTCGGTGGGAATGCTTTCGCGAATGGTTTTCAAAATACATTCCTCCACGATGATTTCAAATTCGCGTGAATGTCGCTGCTGCTGTAATGCCGTCGCATATTTATCAAAAATATAGGCATTACGATAAACCTTGCTCGCGGTATTGATATAGACTTTATGGACAAAGTCGTCCAATTTGGGAATCGAAATATCAATCTTCTTCTGACGGTGCCCCACCCGAACACACGTCAAAATCTTTAGTTGAATGATATGAACACACGTAATCAAATCTTCCAAATAATTACATCCCGATTTCTCAATAATACGTTTTCGCTCATCCTCTATTGTGGTCTGATTCCATTTTGGAATACGGCACAATAAATTCTGAAACGTCATCAAATATTTATCCGCCTCTTTGTTCTCAATACTCATTTTCCACGACTCGGCAAAAATCGAGCGAATCCCTTCCATAACAAGCGGGCACATGATGCTCACTAATCGGCTGCACCACTCGTTGCGCGCTTCATTCAAATTCGTCCTCACAAAATCGTCCATTTTCTTATAAAAAGGAAACATTTTTCATAGAGGGATTTGAACGAAGCAGTAGGAAATCGAACAAATACAGCATCAGCATCTTCTCACATCGGAACTCGCTTTTAATCTTGTTGAAACAAAACTGGAGCCGCACAATTTGCGAATACATTTCAGGGGCATCTAAATCTTCTTCTAAATATTTGATTATATCCAGCGCCGACACTCCCTCCTCGTAAAGCGTGTTTGCGAAATTCATAAACCATTTGTGGTCGACCCCTGCATTGCCGTCCTTGATAAAATTCTCTACAACTGGTTTCAATTGTGTCCCAATACAGGCAACCCGTTTGTCCCGCTTTTCTGCTTCCATTGAATACGTCTTTTCCAGCCCTACAGTATGTAGGCTCTTATATTTGATAGAATTGGGGTCATCGCACACCTGCTTTTTATCGGGGACATAGAGTTCACAGAAGCGCGACAAAATGGGTTTGAGCAGTTTGTATTTGTTTTCGACGACGATAAAGAACCGTGTATTGTGGCTGAACAACTCGATACACCGCCGCAAGGCGGACTGGGCGTCGATGGTTAAATCGTCGGCATTATAGAGGACAATGCTTTTGAACAGATTATTATCATTACATTGGATGTTGGATTTGGCGAAATATTTGAGCTCTTCGCGGATAAATTTGATGCCCTTTCCGTGCGCACAATTGACGAACATCACGTTGGATTTGATACGGGCACGGTCGTTATTATAAATGCGATTTATGAAATCATAAACGATGGAGCGCTTACCGCTGCCGGAAGACCCATGGAAAATAATATTGGGGATTTTACGGATCGAAATAAAAAAGGCGAGTTGTTTGAAAACAATGGCGTTCTCTTCTCGTTGCATTATAGAAATAGAGAGGGGATGCCTCTAATTATGTTTTATTATTCTTTTGTTTTAGTTTATCCATCCATTTTAACGACGCACAATTGTTTTGTGAAAACATAGCGTTCGTGATACATTGTTCGCCGCCGCAAATTACACAGTAAACACGCGATTTCGACATTGCCTCTATTATGTCCAATTTTATTATCGATTCGTTCAAGCGTCCATTGTTTGTTTTCCCGAACATAGTTGTATAGAAGCAACACGTCTTCCAGACAATAAAAACATTTCAATTGCTTCTCAATAAGCAGATTCAATACATATTCATAATTAACAAAATCAGATTCTAAAAAGAGTCCCTTTTTGACGTCTTGGCCTTTGTAGCTGTTTATTTTGTAGTTTATTTGGCGGCGTATTTCTTCATGAACCTCTGTAAGAACATTCGGTGTTCCACCTTGAAGACAAAATTGTCCACCTTGAACACTCGGTGTTCCTTCGTGTGTTCCTTTGTGAATTTCCTCATATTTTTGTAGCGCGCACAGGTTATCCATAAAATCCAAATTTTTGTTTTCAAATCGCCATTTGGAAGTGGCTTTTCTCACTAGTTTTTCATTGGTATCATTTTTTTTCGACAGATTCACAGTTTTCACAGTATTTTCAAATTCCATTTATTTTATGACCGGATTTTATTTACAGCGGTTGTCCGAAGCGGTCTTACTCCCAATCCGCAAACAACATATACACAAGTTCGCTCTTATTTGTCGCAGGATCATAGGAAATCGTCTTTATATCGTAGTATTTTGATTGATTCCAAAGCATAGCTTTAATATCAAACTGCACTTCTGAAAACCTCCTTAGACCGAGCTCGGCAATAATTTCCGAAAACATCCCGCAAAGCGAACGGTCAAGCACAATCTCACATTTTGGTTCGTCATTGGACGATGCCCATATCAGGATTTTTGCCGTGATTTCATCGGCGGCGTCCTGGATTTTCTTTAACCGTGCCGCCCACTCGGTCTCGGTCTTTAAGTTTTGTAAATATTCACGCGTGATTCTAGACATTGTATTTTATGAACTGTATTGTTGCGCATATAACGCGTTCAATTTTACTATACCAGGTGCGTTATACGTCTAAATAAACACTCATTGTAAAACAATATAAACAATTAATGATAATAATATAAAAGAACGACGACTAAAATATGTTTCAACAACAACAAGACGAAATACCACCACCAAAAGATGACGCAAAGATAATGGGAAAATATAAGAATTTCATATCATCAGTTTCGAAGCCGGATGATTCAGATTCGACCACAACAATGAATAATATTGAGCAATTATTGGAAAACGAAAAGAAACAGATGAATGCCGAGCCGTGGAATAAATTAGACAAGCGTTTGAAAATCCAGAAGCTCCATGCGTATGCGGAAAAATATGGCAAGGAAAACGCGATTCCAATGAAAGAGATCAAAGGATTGAAGGCATTTTTTAGTGAATGTTTAACAAAAGACAAATTGGCGAAAGTAAAGGATGTTGAATATGACCGTGAAAACGGAGTTATTAATGGTATTCCGAGCCTGTTTCTTCATCCGGCATCGCGCGCATTTACCCTCCGCAATTTGGACAAAAAAGTGTCGACACTCAAGTCATTGACGCCCAAAAAGAATATAACACCAAAAGCGCAGGATGATGAAGAAAATATATAATTATAATATAATATGCTGCGAAATAAGACACACAAGAATGGTGGAAGAAAAAGTAGAGGGAGAAGCAGAAGTAGAGGGAGAGGAAAAAAAGACGAAACTAATATTATTAATAGGAGGGACAGAACTAGAAGTAGAAGTAGCGAAAAAGCTCGTTTAATAGAAGAAGAACAGTTTAAGATAGAATGGTCAAAGTATTTGAAAAGACAGCAAATATTTGAAGACGCCAGACATATGGACAATCCAGACATTTGTCTGGCGTCACCAGGTACTATTGAAATCGCAATTATTGGTCATGGGAATATAATAATAAATAATGATAAAACAGATATGGAAAAAATTAATCTAGAAAATTCACCAGATTTTGAAATAAACAGTTTGGCTACTATTGGAAACCGCGTGGCTGTATCCGCAATTGATGTTTTTAATATTTATGAAATGTTATTAAATAATGATACGATTATTGCTCCCTATTTTTTAAAAGAAATAAAAAAAACAAATATATATCAAAGACCATTTAACTCATTCAGATCACGATCGATTAACACGCGCGAACCATATGATAAAAATTTTAAATTTGATGACTATGAAGGAGGGTTTGGTATTTATTGTTTTTCAAATCCATTTGGTATAAAACCTGGAACCAATCTGCTATTTTGGCGCCCTTTTAGAACAGAAATTGAAAAAATATATAAAGAACACCTTGATGAAATTAGACCTGCGACGCCGTATGATACACTCACACAAGAAAATAAAGATTCTGTGTATAATTTTTTTATAAAAAATAAATCTTTAATAAAATTGTCTGATATTTTAAAAATATTAACACAAATATGTGGCATAGGAAGTGAATCTGTTATTAAAATCACCGATTTGTCTTGTTCCAAACCAGATAAAATTATTGACCCTAGAATGTTACGAAGAATAGTTAGGAGTACTTACGGAATTATAGAAAAATAATACCCCCATTTATGATAAACAACATTTATCATAAATATAAACATATCTTGTCTAGATATAGTAAATGAACCAATGGATGAATTTTTCCGAAGACGAATTGCTGGATTTGGAATTGGAAACCCATGACTTCATCGGCAATTATTTAGAGGAACACATTATTGAATTATACAATCCCAATTTCTACGACAATATGGTCGCCGTCGCTGCATCCGAAATGTTCGACATGTGTTTGTGCGCGGATGCATTCATGGACACAGACTCCGACTCCGACAATAATCAGTTGTTCGAACCATTCAAAAAACAGATACGCGTATATGTAGGGAGTTTTTTCGATATGATGGGTCTAAAACGGCGTTCATACCGATATCCGAGACCCCACAATTATTTGGCGTTGGACGAAACGAAGACCCGCAGCACCATAGAGTATTTAAAGCGCCGCCCGCAACCAGCCCAGCGAACGCCAGAGTGGTATGTGTTTCGCCACGGACTGATTAGCGCAAGCAATATATGGAAGGTATTTGGGTCAGATGCGACACGAAACAGTCTAATATACGAGAAATGCAAGCCGCTTCACAAAGAACGCAGTTTGAGTATCGATTTGGAGGATGACCCGACCGCGTCGGAAGCCCAGGTAAAATACGTAAATACGCAGTCCACACTCCACTGGGGATGTAAATACGAGCGCCTTTCCACAATGATATATGAACACCGGAATGAAGTCAAAGTGGATGAATTCGGCTGTATCCAGCACGACAAACACCCCTTTATAGGGGCGTCTCCAGACGGCATCGTCACAACAGAAAATCACGAATTATATGGCAGGATGTTGGAGATCAAAAATATCGTAAATCGCGAAATCACGGGTGTTCCGACCATGGCGTATTGGATCCAGATGCAGCTCCAGATGGAGGTCGCGGGATTGGATGAATGCGATTTCTTGGAAACCCGCTTCAAAGAATACGACGACACCGAAGAAGACCGGTTTTATAAGGAGAAACACAATTATTTGTATAATGGGGTCATCCTCTATTTCATCAAACGGGATTACACGGACAATTCGCCGCACTATGTGTATATGCCGCTAGACATACCATTAACACGCGCGAGCATAAATGCGTGGATCGAAACTCAGAAAGCGGAAATTAAGGATACTTATGTGCTTTTCAGACGTATATATTGGTATTGCGACGAGTATTCGTGCGTCCTGGTTCATCGGAGCCAAGAATGGTTCAAAGCGGCGCTGCCGAAAATAGAGGCGCTATGGAAAATTGTAGAAGAAGAACGAATCACAGGATATGAGCACCGGAAACCAAAAAAGCGTGTTGAAGAAATAACCACTCTAGGTGCAATTAAAAATGGATGCATGATAAAATTAGAGGGTCTATAGAAATGTTAAAATATGTAAAGATATTAGAATTTTGATACTATAACTATATATTATCAAGTAGCCATGTCAAACGAAGAAATGTACGTGACCAAGCGCGACGGCGTCATCGAAATCGTATCATTCGACAAGATTTTGAAGCGCATTAAGCGTATCGGACAAGAAGCCAACGTCAAAATCAACTATACCACACTCACTATGAAAATCATCGATCAACTTTATAACAAAATATCGACCACCAAGATTGACGAGCTAACCGCCGAGCAGTGCGCTGCGATGTCTTCCACTCATCCCGATTATGGAACGCTCGCGAGTCATATCACGATCTCCAATCACCACAAGAATACCACACCCCTGTTTTCCGAGGCGATGACTGCGCTGTATTCGTATATCGACAAGCACGGGACAAATTCGCCACTAATTTCACAGGAATTGTATGATATTATGAAAGAGCACGCAGATGAAATCGAGGGTCACATTGATTATCGCCGGGATTATTTAATTGACTATTTCGGATTCAAGACGTTGGAGAGGTCGTATTTGATGCAGGTGAATAAACGCGTGATTGAGCGCCCTCAACATATGTGGATGCGCGTATCGCTTGGTATTCACGGCCGGGATTTGAATGCTGCGTTCGAGACCTACGACTTGATGTCGCAGAAGTATTTCACTCATGCGACCCCGACGCTTTTCAATGCGGGAACACCGCGACCCCAGATGAGTTCATGTTTTCTGATTGCGATGGAAAAAGACAGCATCGAGGGGATTTACAACACACTCAAGGATTGTGCGCTCATCAGTAAATGGGCGGGTGGAATCGGAATGCACATTCACAATGTGCGCGCGAGTAACAGCCATATTCGCGGAACTAACGGAAAAAGCAACGGAATTGTGCCTATGTTACGCGTATTCAATAACACGGCAAAATATGTTGACCAATGTGTTGTTCCTGAAACGCAAATATATACAACACAAGGACCGATTGAAATTCAAAATTGTTCGTATGGCGAAACTCAAGTATTTAATTTGACGGGTGGTGTAGAAACTATTGAAAATGTATTGGAACATCCATATGAAGGTCAAATATATAATATTGAAACAATGCATTCAATTGATAATCTTAGAATTACACCAGAACATCCAGTATATGCACTAGTTGGACAATCGCACGGATTGAATTATAGTGTAATTGAAAATAGATTAAATAAAAATATTTCAAAATTTGAATGGATAGATGCCAAAGATTTAAAAGATGATGATATGTTAATTTATAAAATACCAAATTATAATGTTGATATCGACACAATCACGGAAGATGATTGTTATATGTATGGTGTTATATTAGGTGATGGTTCAATGAGCAATGCCGACCAAACTGGTTATATATCTTTACATTCTACAAATAAAAAATACATTTTGGATTTCGCAACGCAATATTTTGAAAACAAATGCATCAAATATAGAATAGATGTTAATGAAAATGTTACACGAATTTACTGGAATAAAAATATAAGTTTGTCCTTTCGATATAGTGATGTGTATGATTCTAATAAAGAAAAAAGAGTTCATCACAAATGGTTAAATTTGCCTATTGAAAAATCAAAACACATATTAAAAGGTTTAATTGATACAGATGGGTGCAAACATAAAGAATTATCTTTTGATAGTACATCTAGAAATTTGATTGAAAGTGTTCGTTTTATTTGTTTAAAACTTGGAATTTTAACAAGTGGATATGTTCGAGATAGAATTGGCGAAAGTCATACAACATCAGCCGGAAATGTAATAACAAATCAAAAAATAAGTTACTGCCTGAAAATACCAAAAACACAAACTATTTGTAATTTAATTAATATTGAATATGATGAAAACCAGTTTTTTAAATTTTTCAAATATAATGATTTTTTATTGACTAGAATTAAAAACATTACTATCGAAAATTATTCAGGAACTCTATATGATCTTCAAATGAAAACACAGCATGATTATATGATTCATAATTGTGTAGTGCATAATGGCGGGGGTCGGCGCAATGGAAGTTTCGCCATCTATTTGGAGCCATGGCACGCCGACATTGAACATTTCTTGGAGATGCGAAAGAACCACGGCGACGAAGAATTAAAGGCACGTGATCTCTTTTATGCATTATGGATCCCAGACCTTTTCATGGAGCGCGTGAAGGCCGATTTGGAATGGACACTGATGTGCCCCGACGAATGCCCCGGTTTATCCGACGTTTATGGCGACGATTTCGTGGCTTTATACACCAGATACGAGGCGGCCGGCAAGGGACGCGTAACAGTCAAGGCGCGCGAGATATGGTTCCGAATCCTGGACGCGCAAATGGAGACCGGCACTCCCTATCTCTGCTATAAGGACGCCGCCAACCGCAAAACCAACCAGCAAAATGTAGGCATCATAAAGAGCTCCAATCTGTGCTCCGAGATTTTTCAGTATTCGGACGAGAATGAGACGGCGGTGTGTAATTTGGCGAGTATTGGTCTGCCGACCTTTGTTACAGATGGTGTGTTTGATTACGACAATTTGGCTAGGGTTGCCGGCGTAATTACAAGAAATATGAACAAAATCATCGACATCAATTATTATCCGACCGAGAAGACACAGCGTTCCAATCTGAGACATCGACCCATCGGTATTGGTGTTCAAGGATTGGCCGACGTGTTTATGATGTTGGACATACCGTATAATAGCGAGACGGCAAAAGAGGTGAATCAAAAGATATTCGAGACGATTTACTATGGTGCGCTTACGGCATCGGCGGATTTGGCGGTTAAAGAAGGACCATATGAGACATTTGAGGGTTCGCCCGCTTCCAAAGGCATTCTCCAATACGATATGTGGAATAAAACCCCGATAATGGACTATGACTGGTCTATACTCAAATCCCGCATCCAGAGAACGGGACTGCGTAATTCGCTTTTGGTCGCCCCGATGCCTACGGCATCTACATCGCAAATCCTGGGCTTCAATGAATGTTTTGAACCATTTACAAGCAACATTTATAGTCGCAGAACGCTGGCTGGGGAGTTCATCCTAACCAACAAATTTTTGATGAAAGACCTTATCGACCTGGGACTGTGGAACACGGATTTGAAAAACAGCATTGTTGCGAACCAAGGAAGCATCCAGCACATAGAGGGTATCTCGCAACACATTAAGGAGAAATACAAAACGGTATGGGAGATTCCGATGAAACACATCATTGATATGGCGGCCGACCGCGGGGCTTTTATATGTCAGAGCCAAAGTCTGAATTTATGGATGGAAGACCCGAATTATAGTGCGCTGACGTCGATGCATTTCTATGGGTGGTCGAAAGGATTGAAGACGGGGATATACTATTTGAGACGACGCGCGAAACATAGGGCGCAACAATTCACAATTGAGCCACAGAAGGCGGAATGCGAGATGTGTAGTGCATAAAAGAATGACTGGTAAAAGACGCGTAAAGTGTCTTACTGGTAAAAGAATGACTGGTCTCACTTGTAAAAAGACTATTGTAGGTTAAGTATTACATTTTATATAAAATGTAATACGAATTTGGTTTATTTTTCTTCTTGTTGTAATCTGGGTTTAAATCTGGATAGGTCTCTTTTTCTAATTAAAACATTTCCTTGTGAGGGTTGAGCTGCTATGGCGGTAGGAATTACATCCGCAATTGGAAGGGCTTGTTTCCTGTTGTTATATAACAGTTTTAAATGACGAATCACAAAGGGTATTGATGCGGTAATAAGAGTTACCCCAACACTAGCAAGTGTTATTCCTATTCTAATATCATCTTCAACTTTACCCGCATATATTCCAATTGTATCTTGTATTTCACCAACAGACCTAGCAATTTTTCTATTTGAATATTCTACCATTTTTCCAGCAAGATTTCTCTTAACGAAAAAATAACCGACTTTTATATATTGAAACACTTTTTTAGGAATACTAGCTTGTTCGCCACCAACAATTCGAGTTAATGTAGATTTGTAATCATTTTTTGCGATTTCCAACGCAACTGATAACGCAAAAATACTTGCTGATTTAACAATAGACATCACATTTGGGTATGGTATTCCATAAAATTCAACATGTTCATATTCTTCTAATCCTTCAAATACTTTTATATACACGTTTGCGTTCGGGTCGTGTTCCAAAAATTCATTTAAATGTCTTCTGGGATTTAATAAATATGCTTGATAAAATGAAAAACAAAGTGCGATTATTCCTATAAAAAACGCAATATAGGCTTTCCAAGGAAAAGCTGACTCTTCTCTTACCGCAACGCGATTTTCAGACAAGGCAACGGAACGACTTCCTCCGCTTTGCTTTCCATGTAATATATTGTAAAACATTTTTCTGAAAAATTCTTTTAGTTTTTCTTCATCAACAATATTTTTTAAATCAGGATACTTATTTAATTCAGACGAAATATCAGTATTAACGTCGGAAGGCAAAGAAAAATCTTCCGGAACCTTATGTTTGTTATACAATAACGACAATGGATATAATACATTAAACCCAGTGCTTAGATTATTACGTGTTCCTAGAATATTTCGCTTTACAGGAATACGAAATCTAGACGCTTGGCTTACAAGCATACCCCCCTTTCTAGATACATTTTTTTTCGCTCTCTTTTTCTCAGTCTTCGGCATTATATATTTACGCGCGAATTTATTCCATAAATAATTTTACAAATACCCGTAAAATTATTTAGAAACCAGCCTCTTAACTATCCAATGAATAAAGCATCCGCGCTTACAAGTCTATTTCCGTCCAAACACCCTACTTTAACCTACGTCTCTTGTTTCGTAAATATCAATTGTAAAGAGCCTCACAAAACGCACCAATGGCGCATGAACAATTTTCTAAATATTGCCGAAACTGGTGTGCCCGTCGTCCTCTACGTCGACGACGAAATCCGCGAAGCATTCGCCTCCACCTGGGTCAAATACAAGAACATCGCGCTCAGAAACGTGAATTACGACCAATCATGGACGTTCAATGTTTGTTCTAAATACAAGGCGCATCTGCCCGCGTCGAGGAATGACGTCAAGGACACCTTCCTCTTTATTTGCCTGATGAATATGAAGATCGAGTTTGTCGTCAATGCCGTCAATGAGAACCCCTTTGGAACGCAGCATTTTGCCTGGATCGATTTCAATCTGCCTCACATCTTCAACAGCAAGGTCGCCACCTCAAATTATATGCAGTTCTTAACCACCTGTCGATGGTTGCCCGGGTTCATCACCATCCCCGGATGCTGGGATAAGGGTCAGGGCGTGGAAAACATCGTGGATATAATCAACTGGCGGTTTTGCGGCGGGTTCATGCTCGGCGACGGCGTGGCGTTCAATGAGCTATTTGATCTATATTTGGAGCATTTCGCGATGTTTATGGAGCGGTATCGCCGCATAACGTGGGAGGTCAATTTTTGGACGTGGCTCGAGGTCAATACAAATTGGGACGTGTCTTGGTATAAGGCCGATCACGACGACAGCATTGTGCGCGTGCCGTCGTATCTTTTTTCACGCTGCCTGGCCGACGAGTTTAAAGCACCCACCACTCGCTATCCTCTTCCTAAAATACGCGATATGTATCCCTCATCGTGCGGCTACGCCCATTTTGGCGACGACGACATTTTGAACGTCAGATACGTGAATTATCGCCTCGATGAATGCGGGCGCTACCACATCAGCCATCCAGAAGGCCATTTGATAACCCAGAATGTGCGGTGTTTTTTAACGCCAGATTTGAAATCATTTGACGAAGACCGTCCGCCGGAGAATGTGTGGGAAGGGATGATAGGATTGCCGACCTATGACAAGTCTGTTATGGGACTGGAGGACGTCCGACTTTACACAGCGGGGGATAAGCTGCGATATGTTGCGACAAATAAGAGCCATGCGATATCGCAGCGCATACGTATAATGGTGGGTGATTATAGCGCGGATATGGCGATGTTTGAGACGGGACAGATTATTGACCCACCGACGAATACGTGGTGCGAGAAAAATTGGATACCATTGGGTAAAAGCCACGTTGCAGGCTTGGAACAATTCATATATCGCTGGGCGCCCTTTGAAATCGGCCAAATAGAGAACGGCGCGCTCAAAATCGTGAAAAGCGTACCCGTAGAGCACATGCAAATACAGCGCATACGCGGTTCCACGCCGCCGGTTTGGTGCACGGCACTTGACTGCTATGTGTGTGTAGTTCATTATTGCGAACACATCCACGGGGCAAAGACGCTGGCTTATTACCATATGCTGGTGAAACTGGGGAAAAAAGATTACGTGCCGTTTGAATGGTCGAACTCGTTTCATTTCAATCGGGTGGGAATACAATACTGTATTGGATTCACACTTATGGATACGGGGCAAATGGCGTTTTGGTTTTCCGAACATGACGGAAACCCGGGACTAATTATTGTTTAAGGTTATTTGCGTTTTACACCCTTGAACATTTAAAATGGGACAAAACCCACTATAAATCAACAAGGTTTGCCTATTTCAAGGCATGTAAATTTTGGTTTTTCTGGCTCGTCTAAACCAGATGAAGTATTCTTGCTTCTTGATAAATAAATTGGTCTTTCTTTTTTATTTATCGCATTATAAGCAATTTTATAAATATTTGTAGCACCATTAACATCTCTATTCCAATAACCGCATCCGTTTTTACAACAAATCAGTCCATGAACTAAAACATTACCGCTTCTAAATGGCTTTGGGTTTTCCCTAACCATTGTCTTTTTACAAATACCTATTTCACATTTGGAACATCTACACGATGTCCTGAATTCATCTACCAAATATGTTTGAAATCCTGCTTTTCTAAACAAAGTTCGCATTCCTTTTCCTTTGGTTGCTTCTTTGAATTTCATATGTTGTTTTTGTTCGTAATCACCAAAACATACAACTACATCTTTTTCATTACCAAAAATGCGTTTGAAATTGTTAATCATTTTTTGTTCGCTTTTCTTGGTATTTCTATAACTTTGTAATCGTAATTTTCTAAAAATGTATTTTTCATAAAAAGTAAATAACATATGATTTATTTCACTCTTCTTTTGTATATATTCTTTGAATTTTGTTATGTTAAGTGATTTACGATTTAATTTGGATAATTCAGTTTCCCATTCTATTATTGTTTTACCATTTATCTTTTCTTTTTTCAATTCTAATTGAATTTTTGAATACTTCTTTTTCTTGGTTTCTTTTCTTCGTTGGTCTTGTGAATATCTAAACTTATTTGATTCTTTATTATCAGCATCTACACAATAAATCAAGTCGCAAAGTCCGGGATCTACACCCACTATTTTCTTATTTTGTAATTGTGCATAATCGGTTAGTTCATCAATATATGTTTCACAAGATAAACCTTTTTTCATCATCGGTAGCCGTTTACCAATTAAATCCTTACGCAATAGCAACAAAGTGCAACTAATTCCATCGGTTTCTATCATATGATGAAATTCATAATATTTTTTATGAAACATCTTTCGTTCGGTTCTAAAAAAGAACTCCCATATTTGATTTTCATTTCGTTTCAAATTTCCTTTTGTTAAATATTCACTTTTAATTCCTTGTTTTTTCGTCATAAGGAGATGCACCAATGTAGTTGTATCTAATCTTATGTGTTTTGGTATGATTTCGCTACGCATAGGAAATACATTACTAATTGTTTGTTCTTCTTTTTCAACTTGTTTCATCATAACAATCATACAAGGAAAATAATCAAAAGGACTACACATCAAATCATAAACGATATTATTCTTTTTATATGTAGGTTTATTTGGTGTAATAAATTGTTTTTGTTGGTTAATCCATGTATGATACATGGTATGTGATTTATAATTTTTAGAACCTTCGGTAACATTCAATAAATCGGTTTTGATTTTTCGCAATTGACTGCATAAATTATTTACTCGTTGTTCCTTTTCTTTTTGTGTAATATTCATTTTCCTTATTTTATTTTCAATAAATTTCTTTTTCCAAACAACATTTACATAACGTTCCACATATTCTACATAATGAAATTTGATGTTATTCTCATACATCGTAAGAATATCAATTGTAAGATAATCCAAAATGGTATTCATATGCGTATAATCTAAATTTTCATTTTGAATAAGTGATTGAAAATCTGTTTTGTAAAATGCAGTCAAAGTATCTTTTAATTCTTTGATTTCCTTTTTAGGTGGTCTTCCAGTTGCTTTTTCATTACACAATATTTTCATACAAGAATTAATAAATTCATCATTTATAATTGGTAGTTTATTATGCTTATCATAATGGTCTAATAAAAAAAGTTTCATAAACATAAGCACTTGAATAACGATTTTGTTACACTTAATAACCGCATTTGTAATTTTTGGTAAGTTTATATCAGGATGTTTCAAGACACTTTTCAAGGAATTTTTAATTCCTTTGAAAAAGTCGGTTGGTGGATTTACTTCTTTTTCCATCCTTTATAATATACCTAAAGATTTTATTTTAAGTAGTTTTCCAATAATTTTAATTATGCCTAAATATTTTAAGTATATTTCCAATAATTCTAAATTTTTGTAAAAATATATTTTTGGGTTCTTGCAAAAATATTATCAATACAAAACCGATATTCTTTACTTTCTAAAGTATATTTGGTTTTTGTTAAATGTTTTATTATTGATAACCATGGGCGTTTAATTTTGGTTGGCTCTCCTACCGCCTTAATTCCGTTAAATGAAAACCATTTTCTTATTTCAGGTATAAGTTCCATAATTTTTTGTTGTTTTTCTAAATCATTATCAAGTTCACATAAATTTATTATATTATTATTTTCCAAATCTAATATTTTAATAATCTGTTCTATTATTTCATCTTGTTCTTTTTTATATAATTCACTTTTTAATCGCATACTGGTTATATACTTAAATCATCTAATTTTTAAGTATATTATTTATAATTTTTTAATTTACGCCTTCTCGTTGATGATTTTCTGTGTAATTTTATTCCTTCCTTCAAATTGTAAGCATGTTCAAAATAATTTTTATAATTTTCAGGTTTTACCTTTTCAATTGCTTTATTTACATTATTTTCTAATTGTTGGTAATTTTCAACATTTCTATTCTTTTTCAAATATGTCTTTTCTTGATTAAAATATTCCTCTATTGCATCTGTTTTCGGTGTATAAGGGATGCAAAATAAATAATCATTACCACTTTTTATAATCTTCACTTTTATGCGTCATTACTATAATAAAAACAGAAAAAACTTACTCGTAATTTGTCCCATTTTAAATCTTCAAGGGTGTAAAGGCAATATATTAAGGGTTATTGAACAATCGTAATGGTTTTATTACTATCATTATATTGTGCAATATTTATCTTAACTCCTAAATTTTTTAACCAAGTAATCCAACGGCTCGCTGAAATAACCACTCCATATCCGATATTAATTGAACCGTCAGAGACATTTATTGCTGAACCAGTAGTAAAACATACCGCAAAACATAACCCACTTGAATCTATTTTTCCAGTGGTTCTATTAAAAAAAAATCCGTGTGGTCCTCCGGAATTCCCCGAAGAAGGAGTATTTTGTATAAGTCTGAAATATTTTTGATAATCATAAATTATGTCGTTCTCTGTCTCAATTTTCCAATCAGGATATACAGTATCAAAATCACTATCTGGAAAGGATTCAGTATTAACTAAATTCGTAATAACATCATTATCGTCAATTAGTGTGCTTTTACTCCAAGTAGATAGCGCACCCCAATAATCTAAAACAGAATCCTTTGGTATAGCTTCACAATTATTTATTAAAAAAATATTTGTTGTATCCAATAACGGAGTTGTATTAAATACCGCAATATCGTCTGCGATTTCAATAAAATATTTTTTCTCGTTTTCTTTTTGATTTTGCGTGACCGGGATTTGATAACTTATAATGTTATCTTTTCTAACAAACTCTGTCTTTATTTCTGTAGTGCCTATATTGGAATATAGAACATTTGTAGGTAATTTATCTTGAACTCCGGGGGTTTTAAGACAATGTGTTGCCGTATAAATATATTCTTGAATACCATTATTTCCAATAGCAATCCCAGAGCACATGCCACCTTCACTGAATTTTGTTGTGGTAACCAAAGTTCTTGGATTACGATTATATTCAAATTTCCAATATAATTTTGAGTCACCTGGAGCTTTAACTTGCGTTTCTGATATCAACGTCATACCATTTTTAATATGATTTTTTTTTAAATATTCAAATTCTGTATAAAGAACATACATTTCTTGTTTATTTTCCAGGATAAATTTTAATCTAGCTTTGAGTAATGGATCATACAATTTTTGTCTCTGAAAATCTGTATCAATGTAATCATAATCAAGTTCTTTTTTAGAATTATTAATTCGCACAGCTGCTATAATTTGTCTTGTGTTGGTATGTTCAATATATATAAACTCATTATTTGGATCAAGTTCGTTTGCTGACCATCTGTTTTTTGTATATAATGCTTTTAACTCATTACTTATAGTTTGGTCAGACCCTCCTGTAAAATGTTTTATATCAGGAGTTCCATCGGCATTGATTTTATACAGTGGCGGAGCCGGTGGTAAAGCCGTTGATGAATGAGGTGGTGTGGTCGGTGCTTGTAATGCGTTTTTTTCCGCCTCATCAGCAAGACGTTTTACTTCCGCCTCATCAGCAAGACGTTTTGTTTCAGCTTCATCCGCAAGACGTTTTACTTCCGCCTCATCAGCAAGACGTTTTGTTTCAGCTTCATCAGCAAGACGTTTTACTTCCGCCTCATCAGCAAGACGTTTTACTTCCGCCTCATCAGCAAGACGTTTTACTTCCGCCTCATCAGCAAGACGTTTTGCGTCAACTGCTGCTTTATTTTCCGCAACTTTTGTTTCAATTTGTCCAGGAGTCAAACTCGGCAAAACATACATAGGCGGATTATCATTAATTTGATAGTGCGAGCCAATGTTTTCCGTTATAACGTAAAAAGGTACGGCATCATCAGGAGTTTGGTCAATGCTCATTTCGTAACTGGTTATAGTATCATTTACAATTTCAAACAAAGACTGTGCTGGTGCTGGCGCTGACGCAGTCGGCGGATTCATATATATTTTTATTACGGTTCCAACAGCCTTCGCATAATAGGTTATTGGAGTTGTTTTATTTGTTATATCTTTTGTTATCAAACCAAGTTCATAATTATCAGGTGATGTAAAACTCGTCATAATCTATACAATAGAACAATATAAAGCCTCATTTCATTTTCCCAATTCACATCATTTTTGAAACCAAGAATGCGATAACCACATTACTAAACCCTTTTTCTCGCTCCTTATAAAACGCATAGCATTCGTTCAGGTCGCCCTCATTGCTTTCTAGAATTATCATCACTTCTTTGATAAACATATAGTAGTCCGTATTCATAAACCCTTTCACGCCTAAACACCAATCAATGTATTTATCGATGCTATCTACTTCCTCGTTCACTAAAATGCGCAGCATAATAGCAATCATCATAAATGGGTGAACAATTGGCTCGCCCATCGAGTTTTGGATAATCGAGTCATATGTCGTGATGGCCGTCGCATAATACTCAAAATGCGTGGTCTGAATCACAGCGATTTTCTCTTGAAAATTGACCAGTCTATATCCTTCTTTCCCTGCGATTTGAATACACTGTTCGAAAAACCGTATTGCCTCTTTGAATTTCCCCTCTTTCTGGTAAATCCCAGCCACCGTGTCGTAGCATTTTATACACATTTCTGGGCGGCGCTGCTTTTCATAAATGTCCGCGACATGGAGATATGCGGTTACGGATTTAGTATAATCCGATTGTTTATACATTTTAGCGGCTAAAATGTAGCATTGGACGGCTTTGTCCAACACATCCGCCAGCATAAAATTATATCCTGCCGCAAAATAACACTCAGCCGCAAAAGCCGTAGTATCACACGCGGTATATTCTGCCGCCGCTTTTTCAAACAGTTTTGCCGCGTTTTTGTATCTGGATTTCCTAAAATACGGCAAATAATCAATCACGCCTCCGGGAGGTTTTATGTATTGTTTTGCCTCTTCTCGATAACTTTCGGCAAGCGTGTTCATCGCTTATAATACTATGTTATTTATAATCTTATTATTAAATTTATTTATTTTGTAAAATGAATTTAATAAAAAAGTGACGCCATTATTCAATTTTGTTGCTTATCGGAACTGCGGGCGCTGTCCTTTTTCAACGATCAGCGGGTTCGGTAAAAGCGTTTCTTCACTGTTAAATAGGTTAAGAGATTTAAGCGCGCGAATATCTGGCGTCGACGCGGTCTGATGACTCACCATATTACAAGTGCCGATTCCACGTAACATACTCTCGATATCGCACGAATTGTTTGCAAGTGCGACACTTGCCATACGGCCAGACAACAATCCGTTCCCGGCAAAATAGGTCGCTGCTGGTATGCTATCACTGCTTCCAGAATATCCCAAATGCTGCGTATTTAAATGCTGTTCCAATTCATAATCGCCTTTTTGTGATTTTTTTCGCGTATCCGTCATATTAGATCTATATACAGAGCATATTTTATTTTTTCATCTATATACACATTTGTACGCAAATGTAACGTTGCTGATATATCAATTAAGACGCACACTTTGCGTGCGAACGTAAATGTTTATCGGTATAAAATTGCATACAATATCTTATAGTCGATGTCCTCTATATCCACCGTGCTATGTTTTACCATAATCGGATAAAACGATTTCAAATAGTCATACGAAAGCAAAATACAGAACCCCACCTCGGGGTCTTCTGAAATCATAAATGACGCCGCCTTGATAAACAGATCGTAAAACAGCAGATTGTCTTTCAACAATGCATACAATTGCGGATGCCCCCTATTCATCGCTTCTGTATCAAAATTCATCTCATCGCGCGAAATTTCGTCTAAATCGGGGTCCTCCGACACAAATTCTTTCATCATAAACAATTTACGAATTGCCGCGCGATATTCAAACTCGTCCTCATAATACAAGGTGGGTGATGAAATGTCGTAATTAATATCAGTCATTGCTAAATATACAATACATTTTTCTTTATGTTTGTTGAAGATATTTATTTAAACCTCTAAGATAGGATTATACACCGATGAAGATTTAAATTCGACTGTGGTCGGCGACGAAGTCGCCTTCCGAATCAACCACCGAAGATGGTTATACGGTTTAATTCATTTATCGGCAGCGTTTTATTTGAATGATATAAATATCATTCAAATTTGTAAAACCTCACTAATTTATAAACATAATTTGCTTATTCGTCGTTATTGGGTAGATGGGTGGGCTCACTCTTGCGAGAATTGGATCCGCCACGGGTCCAGCCGTCGAGCGCGGCCTCCTGAACCAAATATTTGGGGTTAGTAATCTTCTCCTTAATACTATCAATCAGCGGATACATCTGGTTGTTCATGTAGGACTGCTCCGAAACGGTGGAAACACTCTTCTTGTTCGTAACAATATCGCCTTGTTTAAGCTGTGACTCAAGCACGGGGTCGCACGATCCGCGTCCCAAATAAGGAACCGACGCAAAAGCCCTTTGCTGGAGCGACAGCTTCTCTAAAGAGCGGCCATTCTCACGCTTAATGGTGAAAAACGAGTCAACGTCCACGGTGTTGGCGGTGATACCCGCACTGGCACCACCTGGCGCCCCCGCAAACATAATCGCAGGTTGGCTGGTGGCAAAAGTGACGTGGTCATCACTGCGCGACTCGCTAAAATAAGAGGACATCATATAGTTACTGTATTTGGTATTCATCATATTTGTCTGTGTCTTATCGGTATTATCACTTCCAATTCGTGCTCCATTATTAAATGTGTAAGGGTACATAGAAGCCATCTTCTTTTATATAATATATACAGTAGTTTAAATTTTGGTGCTTCCTCTAATAATTGTTGTATCTCCACGTGTTTTTGGCGCATGCGAAAGCATTGCCTTCTTTACAAGACGTCATCCCGCCATAGCAGAAATCCATAAACGCCTCTTGGTCGTTCGGTATGGTGGTGCTTGGTGTCGAATTAAATTGTCTCAGCGACTGTTCGAACACATATTCATCGCCTAAATCCTGAAACAATTTCTCGGTTATATCGGGCTGGTCCGGGTTATTTCGTCTCACACACTCCTTTGCCTTATCTACGATGTCCTTCGCAACATTGGCGTTGTATGCCGGAGGGGCGGGTTTTCGCTGGGGATTATAGAGGTAGTCTGAAACCAGCACGTTTCCGAATGGGTTGCCCGCCTCGGGTGGCTTAAATACGTTCAACATATCCGTCGTGGAATACAATTCTTTGGCGGGGTCATCAAAACCTTCGGCTTGTTTTTTCTTGGTATTTACAGCGTCTTTTTTATTCGTATTGTGAAGGTAAAGCATATACACAAAAAACAGACTGATACCACCAATAATCAGGATTCTTACACTCTGAGTATACAGAAAGCTTACCAACGTCATAATGATAATTGTCCTTGAAACCGCATTGAGTTTTTGCGAGAAACTCATATCATCGGTGGGGAAGAACTCAAACATCTGGTCATTATTAAAAATGATATTGGGATTATTCGCCCAGAATGGGATAATCGGCTCGATTTGCTCTTTGATATTATCACATTTGTCCGGATTTTTACAAGAACCCCCTAAATCCTGGTCTGTGATTTCGAACTCAGTCATTGGTTCTTTTTTTCTTATAGGTTTCTCTATTTCTTCTTTTGGTAATTCACCCGACATCGTATAATATAATAGCCTATATATTATGCTTATGTATTCGCGGTGATTATATATACGTAGAAACGGGTTTGTGTGCGCTATGTGCGGCGGCGTGGAACTGCCGTTGTCCTTCGTCGTCGTATTTGCTTAGTCCATCCTCTATCGCCAGCATCGGATAGACGATCCGACGATTTCCTTCCTTGGTTATCGTCCAATCTGCGCTAAACGGCGGATAAATTGTCTGCGGACTCGCCAAGAATGCGTCAGCGTAGCCATGTGCGTATTTTTCTAGAATCCACTGTGCTTGTCGGCGCGACAACATATACATTTGTGTCCCCCATATGTCCTCATAGGTGTAGTATCGGTATTGCGTGGTTTCCGCCGTCTGTAGATTCACATAAATTGTGCGCGTATCTCCACCGTCATTCATGGGGTGTGTTATCAAATACCCTAAAAGGAGTGTATCGAGAGACATAGCGTCAAAATCAGTGATTATATGGGCAAGTCGCTCTTTCATATCGGCATCAATAAGTATGTCGTCTTCGCAGAAAATACCATGTTCTTCACCGCTCTGAACAAAATCGCGAATCATATCGAGATGTCCATACATGCAAGACCAGCATTTCTCGGTATGGTGAATAAGTCCACGTGCCGCAATTCGCGAGTCTTGAATGCTGGTCCCGCCATGGATAACAAAATCAGTATCAGTGAATCCAGCGGTTTGAAACCGGGCAATCATAGAGGCGCGTCGCTCTAAATTCTCATAGTTTAAACAATAAATTTTATAAGACATGTTGTGTTTAATAATACACTCAATATGTCTAAATCAGTTTTACCGATAATATTTTCCGGCTCGTGTGAATGAATCCACGATGAAAATCACAAAAACGCCTAAAAAGGAATATAGGATGAGTTCTTCGGTGACGTTGCTGGTTTTCTCCATTTGAATATCCTCTAAGATATGGGTCATGTAATTGAGTTTTTGAAACAATGCACCGTCATCACTATTACCGGCACTCTTGGCGATGCCCATAGAAGTATAATAAGGCTTGCCCAAGATTCCACCCGACTCATAGCTCTTGTTATAGCTACTCATGCTATCGGTTTTGAAATCGCTGGGAACAGGTGTAGAGGTGTTGGGTGTTGCGGCCTTTTTCAACATGGGTGATTCGAACCCTTCTGATCGGCTGCGATTTGCTAAATTCTCAGACAGCGGTTTAAAATCCTCGAGACCGTTCCCAGCATTTGTGCTGGAAGCCGTTATTTTATTCAAGAGTTTGGTCACCGTGCTTTCTCGCTCGGCGTTTATATTCATAGTGTCTTCAAAATGACCCGAAATGTCGTTTTCTTCGGCTTCCTCTACCGGCTCTTCGTCTATCGGCACCGCGGTTGCCTTCTGCGTCTTTCGTTTTCCAATACTTGGAATTCTTTTTCTAGTTCCACCATCGGTGTTCCAAGGACTCGCAGTGTTTAATAAAGACATTCTACTATAAAATGATTAGTTATATTATATAAACATTTAACGCTGAAATTATGAATTCTGAACTATTGCGTTTTCTAAAAAAATCAATATCGGATTTTGGCGGCGAATTCGAAGACAATCGATTTGTTATGCAGTTTATACCGATTATATTGGTGCTGTTGTTCTCGCTCTACGCGCGGCGGTTCATAGAGGTTGGTAACAGTGTTTTAGGAAAATTGTTTGCGGTGGTGTTAATAATGTTTTATACCAAGCTAAATATTCTGTATGGTATTTTTGCTTGTGTGATTACCATTCTATTTTACCAATTAACTGAAGGCACTATATCAGAGGGCATGGAAGAAAAGAAAAAATCTGATGCGCAAACACCAGCTATAGCAGTAACCGCAACCACTACTTCAGGTGAGACTGCGTCTTCTGGTCAAACTGCATCTTCCGGTCAAACTGCATCTTCCGGTCAGACGCCGTCTTCAGAAGATGATGTAGAGGACGGAACTAATTTACCCGACGACACCGAAGGTTTTGAATCCTATCAATCCCTCTATCCCGTAATAAACATAGAGGATTTCAATGCCGCTAAAGAAGAGTTCATTAAGGAAAAATGTAAGAACGGCGTCGTCATGTATAAGGACATGCCCGTCAAATCCGAAATGGTTGATCACATCTTCTCCGAAATTAATTTCACAACCAAAACCAAATGTAATCCATGCGATCGCACTTGCGCCTACAGTATAGTAGAGAGTAAATTGGCGACCGAAGAAGAATTAGGACGCCCCCGGAATTCCAACGACGTATTTGAGTGGATAAAACAATTTTTTTGAGGCAACACAAAATATTCCCATATCATATAATGCCGAACAAGCCCAAAAAGTCCTGGTCGCTCGTGCATGACCATATCATGAATATCAACAACAGCAAACTATTTGCCGGCTTGATGATCATCACCCTCAATATCGCGTCGAAATTCGTCACCTTCAAATTAGGTAAAACCGCCGAGACGTATTTGAAATATACATTTAGTCGCCAAATCCTGGTTTTCGCGATGGCGTGGATGGGAACCCGCGACATTTACGTCGCGGCAGGTTTAACAATAATTTTCATAATCCTCTTTGATTTCCTATTTAACGAAAACAGCATGTTTTGCGTGTTGCCGAATGATTTCAAAGAATATTATGAGAACGTCGCTCAGGAGCACGCCGAAATCACACACGAAGACTATGTGAAGGCACAAACAACGGTGGAAAAATATACCGAGCAAAAGGAAAAGGAAAAGGAAAAATAGATATCTGCGATATAATGTCTTAGTATAAATTATAGAGGTAAGACATTATAACATGACTACCACATTTGATATTAAAACCATCCAAGTCATGATATATACCAATGACCGGCAAAACCGTATTATTGAAATGAAAGGATCAATATTTGGATTTGAAAATGTGTATGCGTTTTTTTCCGATTCGACGTTGTATTCACCTGAAGCGCTGAACGAATTAACTGGATATGACCCGGTTGAAAAACGCCGCATATTTTTTGACCCGGATTTGTTCTATAATTTTTTGGAATTGTCGCATAGTAAAAACCCGACCCCTGATCCAAATATTATTAATATAAGAAGTTGTAATTTTAAAACTATGATTGACGCGCTATTTGTTGTGTCGTTTCCTGTGCCGAAAAATGTTGAATTGGATTATGATAAGTATAACTGTATCGGAATAACCGCCGATTTTATGGTGAGCAGTGTTCGCGACTTTTTTCAAAAAAATGTATATACCTATATTTCGTCAAAAAACAAGAAATATACAGTGTTACGCACAAAATGGCCGAATAAGATTACGTCAAACCCGGATTATTCGACAAGTTTGGTTCAGGCACTTCAAATATATAACACAGGAAAGACAAAATTTGTAGATTTGAAAACAGCAGGTATTAATGTTATTATTAAAAATTTGGTGAACGCAGTAGGCGATATTCCGACCGTTACTACGGATGTGGAAAATCATGTATTTAAATCTTACGCAATTAATGATGGTCGCGGAAAAATAAATGATCTTATTCAAAATCTTAATACAAAGTTAAAAGAACTACAAAAAGATTTTTATTACTATACTTTTTTGTGGATTCTGTATTTGTCGACAGAATATGATCTGCCTAAAGATTATTTTACTACCACGGGTGGTATGCGAACGCGTGGTAATTTTTTTGTACAACCATTAATTACCATTAGTAAATTTAAAGACTGGAATGTAAAAACCTCATCTGCGTCAACACCTGCGTTTTCTTTATCAAAGCCCAAAACAGTACCATCGACTACTACACCTGCGGCTACATCTGCGTCTGACGCAGCACTTAAGCGATTATTTTCTTCATATATTATCAAAGGCGATAAACAATGTAATATACAAAGTTATATTCGAGCACAAATTATTAGCGATCTGGAAAAATCATATACGAGTCGGCCTGCTACTGCTACTGCTACTGAAATAAATATTTCAAATTCTCTACATCTTAATTATCTATTGTTAGGGTTGGAAAGCAATAAAACAGATTTTGCTTTTGCTCTAGACAGATTCAAGAATTTTGTGAAAAAATTTATGAACGAAACAAATATCGTGGGGTCGTCTGAATTTGATATGATAATACAGGCTGATTTAAACAGATCAAGCGTAGACACAGCTGCCGAACAACAATTTATTACAGCATTGCTTAACCTTAGGTCTAAAGATATGTTTAATGCTGGGTTATGCGAATATGGATTTGATACAAAAACCGGATTGTATTATAAAATTAGAGACTTAATAGAGACCATTGATTTTCTTGGAACCAGTTTTAAAACAACAGTTGCTGATTTATCTACCTCGGTAAATACACCAACAATAGAACACCTAGAACAAATAGAAACTGATTTCAAAACAAGAATAGTGAGAGTAAATGAAATCCTAGAAAATAAAACACCATTCAAGGCACAAGATTTGGAAAAAATATTTGAAAATATAATTACCGAAAGAAGACAGATTGAATTAACAGACACTGTAGAAACATCAAGGTTCCAAAATACAAAAAAATCTAGAGATCCTGTATGGGAAAAACTATACAAAGAAAGTTGGTATAAAAATTTTGCAAATGGTCTTCTTGAAATAACCCAATTGCGAAGATCATCAAACAACGATATTAATACTGCTTTGGGGGAAACTGGACAATATGATATTAAAAAATTACAAGCACTGGTAGATACTTCTACAGAAGCCGGTATTGATGAAATCAACATTGGTGGAAATAGAGGCGAAAATTTACCAACATTTAAAGCAAATCTTATTTGTGTAGTGGCTGGCGGCGAGATAACCGATGAAAACCGCCGAGCCATTCAGTGTCCATATTCGAGTCAAAAAATGGGTTCTTTGCTATCTCGGTTGGTATTGAAATTGCCGGAAAACGAGGATTTAAGACGAACCGATTTTGTAGATTTAACATCCGCCATAAAAAAGGCAGAACAAGACGCAGCCGCAAAAAACAAAACCAGAAAAAAAGAGAACCCCAAAGATGATAATCGGTTGGCCAAAGAATATGGAGTAGAAAAATATGATGACGAAACAATCAAACAATTTATGAGAAAAGGGGGTGAACAAGGATTTCTTGGTAATTTGTTTGGCCAAGGCCAAGGCCAACTACAAGGTAAACCACAAGGCATTGATCAACCACAAGGACAGCCATCAATGCAGATAAGTGGAGACGTAAGACAACTCATCGATGATAATATTAAAGTTATTACTAATTATGATTCAACTGGATTGAAAACAAGTTCTTTTTCACAACGTTATATCATAAATTCACAAGATGAACTTATCAAATTTTTATTTTCAAAAGAACCAAAAACAATACCAACTTTAAATGAAGCGATAAAAATATCAAAAGAAGTATTACCTGACGAAAATAAAAAAACAAAAATTATTGAAGATATAAATGACCGAATTTCCAAATATGAATCAACTATAAAAAATTCAAAAACAAGGATGAGAACACAAGCATATACAGACGATGAAACAAAGAAACAACAAAATTATCTGGAACTATACAACGCGACAATAATGAAAAATTTGTTTGACACGGTTTTGGAAGAACTAGATAATTCAAAATTAGGCGCGCCCTTGAATTCTGGTTCCCCAAGAGGTGCCCAAATGAATCCTTTTAAAGGAGGCAGTCATAAATTTCGCAACACTATCAAAAAAAACAGAACACAACGAAAAAAGAATCACCGAAAAAAGCATAACCGATAAAAGCATAACCGATAAAAGCATAACCGATAAAAGCATAACCGATAAAAGTATTTGAATTTGAAACCCCATATTTCAAATTCAACGCACACCAATTATTCAAGTGGAATTTTTAGAAAAAATAATCCACACACAATAAGCCCCAATCCAATATACTGGTTAGGATCACTTAATCGCTCACCCAACACGACATACGCTGATATCGACTCAATCAACGCAGAAACACCGTCCCATGCGGCATTCACCATCAGAACGTTGGACCCTTTAAGCGACGCAATAAGAAAAAACACCACCCCCACATATCCCAAAATACCGTAGCCCAAATGTTTCATCCCTCCATCATTTGCGAACTTCTTGAGAGCAAAATCACCGAATATTTCCGAAACCGACAACAAGCCGATCGTATAAAGCCCCATTCTATACATTAGGGCACGCTAAGGTTTTCCAATAAATCCTTGTAATTTGGATTGGCTGATAATATATCTAAAACTTGCTCCACTGTGTGATACGATTTATTCCATCCGTGGTGTCCGGCCGTCTCCGCGCAATACTCTGCCTCAACTGAGAATTCCGGTTGAATCTGATGTTGAGGTATGTTTTTACACGCGAGTGAAAAGAATATGTCTTCATTTTTTTTACCTAATTTATCGCGGTTTGTTATTTTTATTTCTTGAGAAACAATTGTTTTATATAAATCGTTGTAGAGTTGGTTAAAAGAGACGGTTTTAAGGCACTTTATCATTGCTGTTTTCTTACGCAAAGAGAACCCGCCATTTATCACCAAATATTGAATGTGATTTTCGTATTCAAACAAAACCGACCGCGCCCCCACAAAATCGTATTCCAAAAATTTGGCGTCAAACATTTTATACATGAAACAGTCTTTTTGAAATACAAAAATATTTTCAGCTGGAATCGCCAACCAGAATTGGGGGCTCAAAAACGTGCGATTGTATGAGTCAATAGTTATGTTTGGTTTATAATCCTTGTAATAAATCAGTGATTCATCAATTTCGGAAAAAATACAATTTGGAAAATCGGCGCGAATCTTATCGGCATATGAGGCGTGTGAAACAACCATCAAATTCCATCCATAAGGGTTTAAAAAAAACATGTGTTGGCGAATAGCAGCTTCCATTAAGTCATCATATCGTGGGTCCACAATAATGGCGACCTTGTTTGAGTCTTCATAGAATTTGATATCTTGCGTTGGTTTAATTTTTTCAGAAAACCGATGTAAAATAGTTTTGTAGATTTCCGACATACGATTATTTTACTTATACGTAATGCGTTTATATATGTTTTGAATGCATATTTTATCGATTTTGAAGGTATTCGCCTTGAACAATGCGAAAAGAAAGTCCAATATTCCCCGTTGTGTTTTCCCAGACTCCCGACACTTTTATATAGGCACAAGCGCTAGTTGAAACAACCGCCGTATTCACAATTTCAAATCGGTTTTGAAGATATTCGCCAAACTTGATTGCGACATTTACCTTGTCCGGGTCCAGTTTCCGGAATTTTATATAATCAGCTAAAATATTGATTTCAATATCACACAGCAGACGAAAAATGCCCATGTTAAGCTTGTTTTTATGTGCGTTTGTCTCAAAGGGAATATTCACATATAGTCCATACATAGTCAAATAAGCATCGCTATAGTTAATTTTTGTAAAAAGCCCACTAATAAGAGTGTTCGGTTTGGTGTCCAAGAAACTAAGGTTATCTTTTGAAAAATCGTGTGTTTTTATTAATGCGTTCATTTATCAGTATTGTTGACTTTTTTTTATTTCATTTTATTTAGTAATAATAACAAACATGATGGTTTTGTTATTATCAAATGATGATGATTTAAGCAATTCTCAAACCGCCAGCCAATCCGGTGCCGATGGCAAGACCAGCACCCTGTCTGGAGGACGCTCCCATGGAAGGGATGAATGTGTCCAACACGGCAAGTGTGGCGGCAGCTGTAAGGGCAATAACGGTGACCTCCTCAACCTTCAAGGATTGCTTGGGGATGACGAATGCGGCTAAAGCAACGATGATACCTTCAACGATGTATTTGATGGCTCTTTTGAGTAACTCTTCGAATCTCATGTTTTATATACTATTAAAACAAAAAAATATAGGCAAAACCCCTTTTGAATTGGTCCATTTATTATTTATTGTTAAATCACTTAAAAACTTTTTGTCTATCTTTTATATAAATGTCTGGATTCCAAAAAAAAACATTAGACGATGGTCAAAAAAACCCTAAATATGTTGACCTCTGTGACGAAGATCCTGTGATTGCTTCTCAAAAATTTGTGTGTCTTTCTTTTGTTTCCCCCGAAAAGATCCTAAAGCAACGAGAGCAATATATTTTTGAGAAATTCGTCCAGCAATGGGAGTTCAGCAAATCCATTGAGAAGTTTGGCGATTTCCTAAATTTTGTGGCTTTCAAATATAAGATTAAGATGGATGATATTATGAGCGACATGAAGGAGTATGTGACTGAAGAAAAAAATCACCTAAAGTCTTTTTCAATTGAAAACGATTTCAAGAATTTCATGGACAAGAACGAGGACAGGATAACCGAGGATTTCAACAAGAAGCACGATTTCAACACATCAGTTCGGGGTGTGAAGGTCCGCGGTGCTTACTCAAGTCAGGCCGAGGCAGAGCTCAGATGCAAGAAGTTGCGCGAGAACGATCCCCACCACGACATTTTTGTTGGCCCTGTTGGCGTTTGGATGCCCTGGGATCCTGACGCCTACAAGACTGGACGTGTTGAGTTCATGGAGGAGGAGCTTAACCAGCTCCACCAGGAGAAAATCAAGAACGAGGAAAAGGCCAAGCAGGAGTTTGACCAACGCGTTCGCGATGCGAAGCGTAAGGCAATTGAGGAGAATGTGAAGAAGGCGCGTGAGTCAGGCAACAAGCTCACTCAAACATTAAATGAGGATGGTGAGCTAATTGGCGTTAATAAGACAGTCAACTTTGATGAGCGCGAGGTAGCAAACATCAATCCTTCCGAAAACTTTGGTCGTGCGAATCTAGAGGATTCTTCTAAAGACGAGATGGAACGCGTTGATTAAAGTGTTGTTAGACTTACAGATAAAATTGAATAAATATTTTTGATTACAAGTTGTTATCAAAAATAAACACAATGGCTGAATTTATTATTGTAGAATTTGATTTGGTGCCGGAACTATTTCACGGGTCGCACATATTTCAGTCGCGCACCATGATGAAAAACAGCGATAAAATCGTATTGCAACATCACGCATGCAATTTTGAGCTCAAGATGAACAATTATAAAGAGTTGTGCAGCGCGCTCGAGACCCTTCGTTACTGGAATTTCGCTAAGACCCCAGAATGCTTTTACTGTATGGTTTTGGCTAAGAAAACCATTATTCGCGACATTATTTTGAAAAACGAATACGATATGCTGTTGCGGTTTCAGACATTCCGCACGTTTGCCGAGACATGTGTCCTAACAATATCAGGTAAAGATGAGATGCTCCAAGTTACGAGACAACTTGGGCTCACGCAATTGATGAATTTTGTATCTACATTGGTGTAGGTGATTATTTCTTCTTCTTCTCAGTTTTCCGTTTGCACTTCTTTTTACCATCGGCCTTATCAGTAAAAACAACATATCCTTTGGGACAGCGTTTCTTTTCTTCGGGATAATCGATTATGGTAGGCTTAGATGAAGACGATAATGAGGAAGATGATTTTGAGGATTTGTTTTTGGATGAAGACGATTTACTTTTACTTGAAGTGCCTACGGGTGATTTGGCTTCTTCTACCATGGGTGATTTGGCTTCTACCATGGGTGATTTGGCTTCTACCATTGGTGATTTGGCTTCTACCATGGGTGATTTGGCTTCTACCATTGGTGATTTCATAACAGGTGATTTTGGTTTTCCAATCTTAACCAACTTATAACCCAAGGACTTTGCTAATATTTCTGGCGTCATACCATCTTCATTACTATGTTTTATATTCGCACCTGCGTCAATGAGCGCCTTTACGACTCTAAGCCTCTCGTTATAAATCGCATGCATCAATGGTGTATTACGTTTTTCATCCATAGCATCCACATCAGCCCCCTCTTCTATAAGACGACGTAACTCCGTGAAATCGTCGTCTTTGGTTTTTGAGGCCTTTATTATTTGTTTGTTTAATTCTTCTTGGGTTTTTTCAGACAGCATTTTTTCTTTGGGTGACTTGGGCGAAAAAGACAAAGACGACTCCGAAGACGACTCAGAAGGCATAGAAACTGCCGGTAAAGCCGCCCTCTTGGGTTTAGGCTGATGCGAAACTGTCCAAAATATGTTCTCAATGGCGTCTCTAATATATCCTCGTGTTAGAACATTTCTTGCGAATTCATATCCTGCATTTGCGATCTTGGATGCTTTCAAGTCGTGTGATTTACACCATTCTATTTTAGCTACCAAATCAGACAAGTCTGGTCTAATGGGTATATAGTGCACATTTGGTTTCAACAAATGATCCACCCACGAGGTGTATTCGCTCATCACGCGTAAAATCAAAGACCCTGTAAGCATTGTAGTTAATAAACGATACGCATTCACGTTTCCATCCACATGTATTATGTATTTGTATTGACTTTGTTCAACCATCGACAAAAATTTTGGTGCCGCTTTTATTTCTGAATTAATCATACCAATTCCGTATTTCGGGTCAAATTTAATTGATCTTGTTTTAATTGTTTTCCCCTTGCTTGTTATTGCCGCATCAATCAAAGGAGATTCCATATTCGCCAATTTCATTCGCATATTGGTTTCCACCGTATATCCGCACCCAGTCGATCCGCCACGAAATACGGCTTTTTCAATGGTTTTGCTCGCCCAATCCGCAATAAATATGCTTGAATTTAAATCGTTTCGTCTGCCCAAAATAAACAGCAGGTCGTCATAATTCGGGATGGGTATGTCGTGATAGCCTTTTTGTCCGGACATACTCAGTATTGGGATGTGCGATGTAAATTGAAACTCGGGTTCCATCATCTTCTTGCCGGTAACCATTTGAAACGGTTCCTCGCCGTCTTTGCGAAGAATGAGCGCGTCCGTCAAATTTAAAATGAAGACACCATTCGGCAAATTCATTTCTTTAAATAAATCAATGTATTCATTTTGAGTTAATTCGTCGTTGGATTTATATTTCTTCACGATACACTGCATTACACGCACAGGTTCAGCTACGAATGCCTTTATGTATTTTCGTTGAGATTCGTCGATTTGGGTGTTCTTATCCAATTGGGAAATACTCTCATCAATTGCGCGTTTGAATGTGGGGGCAGTTGTGTTGTTTTCCAATTTATAGAGGATTGCTTTATTGTCTTTTACACAAAACATCTTACAATTATGGTGCAGTTTATTAAAAATATAGTGGAGTGTGTTTCCTAAAGCTTCCTCGGTCATTTTCCATATTTTTGACGAGGCCTCTTTGGGGACATCAACTAATTTGTCTGACTCCGATATTTCTTCTGGTAAATATGGCTTTCCAGCTTCAAATGCTTCGTGATATGAACGTAAGACCATCATTTTTTCGCTTTGTTTTTCTTCATTTTTTGCGGGCATTTCTTGGCGATCGCCGCTGTTGGAGGGGTGATTTTGAGGAACTGCTGTATAATAATGAAGACCTGGCTCACGAGCATCGTTTAATCCTTTTTTTTTTAAATATTTTTGATACCCTTCTTCTGTATAAAAATGAAAACCGGGTTCACGAGTATCGGGTAATCCCATTTTTTTTATATATTCTTCATACGCTTCATCTGTAGGAGATTTTGGTGAAGGCGACTCTGAAAGCTTATCTAAAGGCGGTGAGTCAGATGGCGTTTTTGGTTTGTTTATGGATAATTTGCTTCCACTCATTATTACCTATGTAAATATATACTATTATTATATTTTATCCATTCGTAAAATTGAATCAAATAAATTAAAGCAACATAAAGGCAAACCATCTAACTAATTATAATTGAAGATGCAATCCGAATCCACACACACAATGATTACCCGAAATAGAGCAGCAAATCAGTTGGCGACAGTTAAGCCTTCGACAAGAAGCCAAACACAAGTTCAGTCTTCAAGTCCAACTACTAGAAGCCAAACACAGGTTAAGCCCGCGACTGTTAAGCCTATTCACTCGGCAACAAAGTTACCTTTAAGTTCATCCTCTGTTGTTCAAGAACCCAGAATGGTGACCCGAAGTAGCAACAACTCTCCTCGATATGACGTAGATATTGATTTTGACGAGGCAAGCGATGCCTGGCGCGCCAACAAAAAGTCCATTGGAAATGGTATGTTCAAGTATGTCGGAATGAGAACTCGTTCTAAGATGTAAATAAATCTCATATTCTTGTTTTTTACGTAAAGCAGCCTTTACGTAAAATCTATTGTTGGCATGTCCCCTTATCGGTTGGTCCCCTTTGTCTGTCGGTCCCCTTATCGGTTGGTCCCCTTATACTGTCGCCACAAATTCCCAATCCAGCGTATCACACACCTTTTTCCATACCATATCTTGCTCCAGTTGTTTCTCGCGGTCTTTCATCATCGGAATAAACGGCAAATACTGTGTTTGATCCAGCAAAACACACAGTTGATACAGCGTATACGTGCAGTTGAAAAAGTTCGTCCTATATGCCGGGCAATGGATTGCCCACGGCTCTTGTATCTCTATAAACAGCACACACAACGTATCTTGTAGTTCATCACTCATCACCGGTGGTTTTATTCCCAAAATCGAATTAATATACTGGATGTGTTCAAAATACCGGTTAAAGCCCAATTTCTTCAATATCTCGCGCATCTTCTCATAATTGATTTCCGTTACCATATCATGAATGCGCTCCTTCTTGATGCGCCGCTTGATAGTTTCAATCACATCCGTCGGTATCTGTGTGGTCTCTTTCGCCTGAAACTGCGACAATATCTCCTTGAAATGATTCAGTCGCACATATGCGTTATACGTCACCTCATTTGGCGGCTCCTTATACGTCGGCTTGTCGTTATCCACAATATACTGAACGTACGCTCCACATTTGTTGTTATTACAAATCAAAATACCCTCCTCATCTTGTGATATCATTTCACCGCGATTACAGCGCAAACACACGTCCGCAGGCACGTGGTAGTCCTCGCTATAACAAATCTCATTATTCACGTTTTTCCAGTAGTTCTGGTAGAATTGTCGTGAGTTCTTGTATTTGGAGCTATTCACGTTTGCGATGTCGGTGTTTCCCGAAGAATCTCGGGTCTTTACTTTGAAAAACGAATTAAGCACATTTTTATTCGTCGCTTCGCCGACCGATATCTTCTTTTTTTCTTCAAAATAGTTAAACACATAGGACGCGTTTTTCAACAGATAATTTTTTCGCTTGGTTCTCAATATATTTAGCTGTTCATTGATATCCCGTATGCGGTCTTTAATATCCATTTTCTTATCAATATTATCGGCCTCGGATGTTTTCAGACGCTCTTTTAATTCGGCGCGCTCAGTTTCCAAATCGGGTATCGTCTCGTTCTCTATCGTATCAAACTCTTCCAAAAGCGTCGTATGTTTTTCGTCAATTGTTATTGTATGACCGCTTTTTTTACGGATACTATGGTTGGGCATTTAAACCGGTCGTTTTAAAGATATAATTATTTATCAAGATGTTTCTGTATTCTTATTTTGTAAATAAATTATTGGGTAATTATATAATTCTAAAATATAGATGCCTTTATTTTCCAAATTGAAAAGATCGTCGCCTAGAGGGGATTCCTTGGGTTTATTAACAAACAAGTGGGTTCTCTACATTATGCTTATTTTAGGTGTTTTTGACGTGTTCAATTTTTACCAAAACGGACAAATGATGTCCCTTTATGTGTTTCTCTTTGTCGGCATTTTGACGTCATTCTTCTGTAAAAACATGATCGTTATAATTGTTACTGCGATTGCGATTGCCCACATTTTCACCTATGGTGAGCGAATGTCTGAGGGATTCGAAGAAGAAGAGGAAGAAGATGAAAAGGAAGAAAAGGAGGGATTAGAGGATGTAGCTGAGGAGGACGCAGTAGATGACGAGACCGAGAAGAAAAATGAGAAGCCTGAAATGGTGCCTTCCGCCGATGCGATCAAGGGCGCTGCCGAAGGATTAGCCAGCGAAATCAAGAAAAATGGCGTTGATGGCTTGAGTAAGGAAACGTTTGACCTAATTCAAGCACAAGAGACTTTATTACAAAATCTTGGAAAAATGTCGGATTTCGTCAAGGTTGACGGTATGGGAGCCTCTTCTGTGGTAGGCGGAGCCTCTAAGAAAGAGGGATACGCAACTTTAGCGGACGCATACAGGTCCTAATCAGTTTGTAAGATATACCCATATATTATATTTAGTTAGTGTAAGTAAATATAATGAACTATGAATTAGCGATATGTTTTTTGTTCATTTTATTATTCATTGTATATTTTTATATTCGGAAACAGCCAATCTTAGAGGGAGCAGGTAAAAAAAAAAAATCAGACCCAGTTACCAAATTTTTCAAAGACGCTGAAAAACAAACTAAAAAAGGGTTTGAAAAGGCAAAAAAAGAAACACAAAAGGGGTTTGAAAAGGCAAAAAAAGAAACACAAAAGGGGTTTGATAAAATCAAAAACAGCATTCTGGGTCCAATACTTAAATGGGTAAAACAGCTTATGAATTTCTTCAAAAATCTGGGTCGCCTGTTCACCGATTGGGTTAAATTTATTAACGGAAATATTATGTGCGGGATTAGAAATGTTTCCAACCCAATTTGTCTATTGTGGAACGTTATACGTCTTATTGGGTTAATGTTATACGGTTTGGTTTGGTTAATTATATTGATTTTTGGAGGCCAGTCTATGGCAAACTCATTTGAGTGTATTATAATCAAAATAGAAGATTTTTTATGGAAATTTCACCCCAAAATACTGGATACGTGTAGTAAAGGATGTAGTGCCGAAATTCCGATTTGGGGTGGAAAAAAAATGAGGTCTCCAGCAGATAAGGCAAAAAGTAAATGTAACGCCAAATCAACGGCAAAAATTGATGTAGATAATTTGATGTCGATAAGAATATTTTATTGGGTGGTCCTGATTTTCTTCTTAATATATAAATTTGTATTACCATTCCTTGATGAAACCAAAATAGATTTTCCGACAAAAACTGGGGTCTCTCACCCCATTACCGTACAATGATTGTTTTGTATATGCGTATTATATAAAACAATGGGCAAAAAGTGTATCCCCGGAATCATATGCGTTGAGAATATGACCCTTTTTATTCTTATTGTAATTGCGGTTATCATGTGGTACCTTTATTCCAGCAGTTATAAACTTTCGCAAAAACCTACCGATACAAAAGTCATCGTCATCAATAACGATACTCGACGCGAGCAAGGAAATTTAGGAGGTATAATAAATGATCCATACGACCCCCCTCAAAATGATTCTATATTTATGGGTCCTCGTCGTGTACCCGTAAATGTCGAATCACGCGGTCCCTCACCCGACTTCACCCAAGTCGGCATTTTGACCCGTGTCAATGGACACGATGATTTGATTTTACCGCTTATGGGACGCAAACTTTCCAGCAGCCGTGACAAAATGCAGTATTATACAATGTCCAACACCGGCAATTTGAACACAAAACTTCCCGTGAGTAGGAACGGGAAAAGCTGTACGGGTGAATATGGCTGCGACGAAATCAGCAACGGAGAGACTTTGTATGTAGAGGGATACTCAGACACGTTCAAGGCGACCGTTTATGAGAATTCGCGACTTAACTACATTCCGTACTTTTGAACATAATTTTATATAATCAGTTTATAAAGAGAAACTATGTCGATTAATTTAATAACAGCATCGCCATTAGCAAATGCCTCTATTCAATACACATATCCGGAGATGGATATTAGAGGTATACAAACATTTAATACCTCTGCAAAAAAATTCTTTTTTCGAAATGGATTATCAAGTTCTTCCTTTTCTTTTACCGATTCTGGAAACAGCATTTATAAAAGCGGGATTGCGTCCGAAGGCATTATAAGCACTGGAAAGCACAACAATAATAGTCATGAGCTAACAATTAAAAATATTACGACGGCAGGGGATTTATTTTATGTAGTTTTTCCAATATCAACTGGTGGAACAAGTTCGTTCATTGATGAAATCAAAAATGGTAGTGGTGATATTAATGTTATCAATATGAATGTTGAAAATAAATCGTTGAACACTATGATTACTGCTAGTAAAGTGTATAAGTATACTAATAATAACGAAAAACTAGTTTTTGTGTTTGAAAAATCAATTAAAACAAACTCTTTGAGCGCGATTAAAGATTCACATAGTGAATGGAGTGGTGTAAGTAAATCAGATTCTACTATTAATATGATAGACCCTGGTTCGAGTGAAAAAGTGACTGAAGAAATAGTGTGCGATTCTACGGGTGACACTGAACAAACAATAAACAACGAACCGTTGAATCGCGGAGCCGCAAAAATTGGTTGGACAACTTTGATTTTTTTATTGCTTGCTGGTTGGATTGGCTATTTTTATAGTATTCCGTTTATTAATACAAATATTTCTGCACCTACTGAATTAAACAAGTTTGGGTGGTCAATTATTGCGCTTGCGGTGGTATTTATTCCTACAATTATAATGTTTATTTTGTTCATTTCAAAAATAAAATGGGGTAGGTTAAGCACGTATCAAAATCCATACACCATCGTGTTCTTTCTACTTTTGTTATGGCCAATTGATTTTATTTTTAGAACATTTGCTTATTTTATTCTTAGTTTGTTAAACACGGTTATAAATTTTGATAATGATTTATCCACAATTGAATGGTTAGATTTTGTGAAGGGATATTTGAATTCTACAAACATTATTGACCATCGTGTGGCTAATTCAAATATATCTGCAAAATATGCTCTCTATGTTTTGTTTGCCGTTTGGCTAGTTGCTATTTTTGCGATTGTATCAAAATAAAAGTGTATAATATTTTACAAAATAAATATTATATTTTTTGATAAGCTAAAGGCATTCGGTCTTTTACTTTGGCTTTTGGTCGGCGAGCTGCGATCGCCTTTGGTCAGCCTTTTGACCTTATACAGATGATGCGTTGTGTATCTCCGTTGCAACCGGCTTATACTCACTCATCGTGTATGTAATCAAGCTACTTTTTCCCACTGGGGCCATTTTGTCTACCATCTCCTCCTCTAAGCTCTGGTCTTGGGGTGGGTTCATTTGAACCAGCTCAATATCTTTGTTCATCTGGCTCGGGGTATACATCATCATCGGCACACGGTTATTGATGCGCGCACTTCGGCGCACCACCTCGTAAGCCACAAAAAGTCCCACCACGCCCAAGATCACATTGCTCCTCATAAAATTCATAAGCGTCAAAAGGAGCACCAACACCATACCAATCGGCGTATCTACAACGGCCGCAAAAGCATCGGGAGGCTGGATATCAAAAACCAAGTAGATCACAAACAATACTAGTAAAATTGCTTCATACGCAGAGAGAGAACGAAATGTATTGGATAAGTCCATCTTATATATTATATACGAAGTGATTTTTGTGCTATGTGCGTATTGATGTTTGCGATATCATATAAATATAATCCTCTAGTATTCTATAATGAATCCTCAAATATACAAAATGCGCGCCGCCATCGCGGCAAAAAACAATAAACAAGCAAAATCAAAATCAAAAGTGCCCCTCGTTATGCCTAAAACATTGAATACATATATTGGCTCCAAGGGATACACCATTCCCAAATCCGAGATGTCCGAGGAACAAATCCAATATATAAAGGACGCCCTCACGGTTTCGCCCGTTACCCCAGGCATCATGTTGGCGGCGACCACCAAGTTTCCCGCATACCGCGAATCCACTAAAAAAATGTATGTACCGCGGTTTTTTGGAATCGAGCATTTTGGCGAACCTAAAGAGGTCAAAATACCCGAGGGCGACGACATCGAGGTGCCCTTCGTCGGCACCTTGCGTGATTACCAGGTGGAGGTCGTGGACGCATTCCGTGCCGCCGCCATTAATAGCAGTGGTGGTCTAGTCAATCTCCCCTGCGGATACGGCAAAACTACGGTTGCGCTAAATATCGTCTCCGTTATGCGCAAGAAAACCCTCATCATCGTCCACAAAGAATTCTTGCTAAACCAGTGGGTCGAACGTATCCAACAATATTTACCATCAGCCCGTGTAGGGCGAATCCAGGGACAAATTATTGATATTGAGGGGAAGGACATTGTGATTGGGATGCTCCAGTCGCTTTCGATGAAGGACTATGAGGAAGGTGTGTTCTCATCGTTCGGGATGCTGTTGATAGACGAGGTGCATCACATCGGTTCAGAGGTGTTTTCGTGTGCGCTTTACAAAATCGTCACCAAATATACGCTGGGACTGTCGGCGACGATGGACCGCAAAGACGGCACCACATACGTTTTCAAAATGTTTTTGGGGGATATCGTCTACAAGATCAGCGAGAAGAAGCAGCGGAATGTCCAAGTGCGGTCGATACAATACAAATCCGATGACCGCGCGTTTAATACGGTGGAATACGATTTCCGCGGAAACCCCGCATATAGCACGATGATTTCCAAGTTGTGCGAGCACCGACCACGGTCCGAATTCATTTTGAAGGTAGTTCAGGATATGTTTGTAGAGAACCCAGCGCAGCAAATTATGATAATCGCGCACAATAAAAATGTATTGACGTATTTACACGACGCCATCGCGGAACGCGAGATTGCGACGGTTGGATACTATGTCGGCGGGATGAAGGAGTCCGCGCTGAAAAAGACCGAGGAGAAACAGGTCGTTATTGCGACGTATGCGATGGCGGCTGAGGCACTTGATATAAAGACGTTGTGCACGCTTATAATGGTCACGCCTAAGACCGACATTGAGCAGTCGGTGGGACGAATATTACGGTCAGACCATGAGCAGCCGGTGGTGGTGGATATTGTAGACAGCCACGACCCATTCATTAAACAGTGGAACAAACGAAAGACGTTTTACAAGAAAGAGAATTACAAAATTATCAAGACGTGTTCTAATGCGTATAAACCGATTGACGATGACGGAAATATGCCGGGATGGGAACTCGTCTATGAGCCAAAGGCGAAGAAACCGATAAGCGGAGCCCCCAGTAAATCCATTAGTGATACCGATGAAATGAGCGATTGCGAAGATAAACCTGCGGCAAATTCAAAGTGCGTGATTGACCTATCTTTATTTGTGGAAGAATAAATACAATATCTCTATTTGGATCTTTTTGTTTGGGTCCTGTTCATTTGGCTCCTTTTTGTTTGGGTCCTGTTTCTTTTGGATTTTGAAGATTTATCGCTGGGTTTCACTATAAATGGGAACCCATTATAAGCGTCAAGTTTAACAATTGGTTTTTTCATTATGATTGCGTCTCCGGTTGTGTTGAAATCGTTGTCTACCGAGAACCCGTATTTTTGATATAGAGGCACCAAAACAGGTTCATTTTCGCGATCGACAAATAGATATACCACCGTTTTTCCGAGCATTTGCGCCGCCATTTGTTCAAACAACATAAATAAAACGTATAATGGTGAAACCTCGTGTTTTTTTGCGCCGCTAGGTGTGTTTCTACAAAGATCATTTATCCATACTTGATAGTCGGTTGTTGTTGTGTCCCATTGATATAACTGGACAGAACCAGAAACTGTGTCTTTGCTGCCGACGGGATTTACAAAACCATATGCGCTGGTTATTTGCTGATTGAGTTGTTGTTCTATGATTTTTTTTGTAGTACCTAAACATGCCTTTCGGCTGCCTTTTTGGCGACGTCCACTGATTTCCTTTACAACATAGTCATAATCGGGGGTTGATTTTTGTAGAGGAGTTAAGAAAATTTTGTAATCGTATAAGGTTCCTTCGTATAATGTTTTTCCTTCAAATCGGATTTGGCCAGTTGGGTTCGGAAATGGAAATGCTTTTACAACAGGCATTTTTATAATATATACTGAGGTTTTTCTTGAAAATATATATGTATATATTATAAGAATGCAGGCAACACGTAGTAGTAGCAAAAGTAGTAGTAAAAGTAGTGGAAAAAGTAGTAGCAAAACACGAAAGAAATCAGGTGAATTAAAAAAATCGAGCGATTCAAATGAACATGAATTTATTACCCCCATTTTAAGTAGAGTATTTGGAGAAAAATTTACAGCAACAAAAATAAAATCATTCAAAAATAAATTTAATGTGTTATTGTTGAAAAAACGATGCGTAGAATTTTCAACACATACCATAAATGGAATACTTGAAATCCATATTGATTATTTAGATAATTGCAAGCCTCCCGATATGGATGTTACTAGCGCTTTGGGATCG